ATGAGCTTATTGCCTCGGGAAAACGCACCCCAAAAAAGATATAGACTTCTGAGAATATCAGAAGTGATTAATTTGACTGGCTTACCCAAGTCAACAATTTATCTAAAGATAAAGAATGATGAATTTCCGAACCAAGTTTCTATCGGTTCTCGTTCTGTTGCATGGGTGGAGCATGAAGTTAATGAATGGATAGAGAAGAATATTCTCAATAGAAAATTAAACTCCTAAATTGAGGTGGCAAATATATGGTTGACAATGTTTTTAAGAAGAAATTGGCATCAATTAAGAACGAACATGTGTCGGTGTTAGATAGTTACAAAGTAAGATCATTTAAAGAGACTCATAGCGACACGGCCTGTATTGTGCGTATTATTGAAATATATTCACTGAATAAGCTGCGAGCTAAAGGTGAAAAGCTGTATTCACTTACGGGGTTAACAGTACCTGATACGGAAACTGTGGCGAATGAGATCAACCTGCTCCTGAGCCGTTATGCCCAGTTGTGTCGTCAGGAAGAGGAAGAGTTATCTTTCCGGCAGCGTGAAGTGACAAATGCGGAAGTTGCATGGAAAAGCACATTCTCAAAAAACGGCGTCAGTAGCATTGCTGAAGCCAAAACGAATAAAATGGGGCATGCTGAACGAGCGGATGCTGAACGGTATTACCATCTGGCTGTTTCCCGGTTGAATGAACAACATAGTCGATTGAGCACGATCAAGCTTTTGCCGGGAGTACTGGCCGATGAAGGAAACTACATTGGGAAGGGAATCGATAAGCGTTTACTGAATATATTTCCTCAATCCGGCCAGATCCCTGCTGATTTTATTTCTGTATTTAATGACAGTGACGTTGTCCGTGATATTAAATTTATTACTGATGCACTCAAGTCTTTATCTGATTCCGTGAGTGAAATTATTAGTCGTTGTAGCGTTCCAACTGATCGTTATGTATTAAATAACGGTGGAATGGCAAGAGCTATGGCTTACAGGGAGTACTATCGAGCAGATAATTATGTATTACGTTCAGTCGTAAGTGACCGGGATTATGTTGAGCATGTAATGAAATACAATCTGGTTACTGAGTACAAAAATAAAATCTTTTCTTAAATACTTAAAAAGGTGAAAAACTATGTATGCCTTCAAAACTGAAAGGCCGGACGCAGCACGTCGTTATCATAATAAATTCGTCACTGGCACTAACTATCAGGAAGAATCAAACAGACGCTTTGCATTAAGCGAACCTACTGAAAATATACTGCGTACCTCAATTCTGGAATCCGGGTGGCTTATTAAAAATATTACCCTACGTGATGTTAACGCCGTGTCAGGTAATGCCGTCAATATTGGTGCCAGTGAACTGTATACCGGACGTGTGGATGGTGGCCGTTTCCACAAAAAAATGGCAATCAATGGTACGGAGTTCTTTCTGACAGAGACGGATACCTGCGCCCGGATCAGCTATTCCGATATGTCTCATATTTACCATACCGGCGTGCCGGATGAGTTTGAGAAAACGGTTGAGAGCTTTTTTGCCCAGGCATATGCGCTGGACATGCTGCGGGTCGGTTTCAATGGTGTGTCGATTGCAAATACTACAAACCCGGAAATCAATAAAAAAGGCGAGGATGTCAATATTGGCTGGCATGCACTGGCGAAAGCCTACGGGAACGGAAAGCAAATCATCTCTGAGCCTGTCACTCTGGGAGAGACTGGCACCTGGAAAAATATTGATGCTCTGGCCAACCATCTGATTACAGAGCTTATTGCTGAGCAGTTTCGTGAAGATCCTCGTCTGGTTGTACTGGTTGGGGCAGAGCTGGCAGCACATCAACGCCTGAAGTTATTTAATGCCGCAGACCGCCCGTCTGATGTGAATGCGGCACAGATGGCTACAAGTTCTGTTGCTGGCCGCTTTGCGTTTATTCCCCCGTTTATGCCGGGTAAGCGTCTGGCAGTAACGACGCTGGATAATCTGCATATTTACACTCAGGCGATAACACGCTGGTTTCGTGCTGAGTTTGATGATGAAAGCAGTGAATACGTGCATTCCTACCTGCGCAATGAAGGTTATGCACTCGGTGAACCTGAACTGTACGCGGCTGTCGATGAGAGCGCCCTGACGTTTGCGGATTGACTTAGCGACAGAAAGACCCGCTCAGAGGCGGGTCTCGTTTACAGCATCAGGAAAAATGAAGAACTATTTTTAAGCAGAGGCTTAAGCATGCCAGCGTTAATTAATCCAGGCAATGATCAGTTTTCGGTTATAAATTTCTTGCCTCACCAGGAATGCGCGGGATATAGTTTAAAGGTTGCCGCAAAATCGGCAGCCGGGCGTAGGAACCCGTGTTATCTGAAGGCGATACTACACGCGCCAGGCGTGTTTTTTTGTGTCGCAGCTTTGACTCACCTAAAATTTATGGTGTGGTGGCTGATTGTATTTTTTTATTTTTTACGCCACATCATCAGAATTATGGTAGTCCAGGCGGGGCAGCTTTCGGGCTGGCCGGTATCCTTCAGAGCCGGTATTCCTACCCCCGTCTGGGCTACCACCCATGAGCGTAGGAACTCCGGTGGTAGCGTTACCCGCTATCTGAAGGAGGTTGCCATTATGGCTACAGTCCCTGCTTTATCTCACCCTGAATTTACCTTTGTCTTTCTGGCTGTCCGCCGTACAGACCGTGATGCCCGTCCACGCCCTGTGCGTGTAATCGCAGAATGCGAGCATGCTGCACGCCTTAAACTTGCCACTGAATTTATCCTGAGCTTTGCTGCCCGTATCCCTGTGAAAAGAGCCGGGGAGGTGGTTGCATGAAATCCATGAATTTTAAGCAAGGCTGCATATTGAGTGAACAGGGGGAGAGTCGTCTGTTACGGGCGGCACTGGCCAGTGAGTTTCTTGCAGAGGTCTTGTCCGTGCCCACAGTGAATGGAGCGAGAACTGTTTCAGCGGAAGGCGCTGCGGCTTTAGTGGCCTGTATTGCCGAACAACTGGATGGCGTTGTTAAGGAAACCAGCACAATTAAGGGAGTGATGCGCGATGAATAATAATCAAAATTTAAAGGCGCATGCTTTACGAACAGCAGTCTTACGCTACTACATTGCTGATGCATTCATTTCCTTAATGGTGCGTGTTCATAATGAACCTGTTTATATTGAAGATGGCGAACGAATAGAACTCTCCCACGAAAAAGTGGTGAGTAATATTATTTACCATATTGAAATGCCGTGGGTGAATGAGTTTGGGGCTGATGCTGGTTGCATACTGGCCGCAGAGAAACTGGAAAAAATGCTTAAACCAGGCTTTATGTCAGAAAATATTCGCCTGTCAGTTTTTGGTGTCACAGAGATGCGTGAGGTTTACCGGGATATTATTTTCGGAGCACCTGATGGCGAACTACCCGAAGGTTTTGAATTTGTGAAGCCGGAAGGTCAGGAGGTGCTGCTGTGAAAACACCGTCTGTATCCACGATTTCCGGAGCTGCAATTGGGCGCTGGCCTTATATCCTGTCAGCATTAGGTATTAAAGTACCGTCCGCAGGACATCATGGGGCTTGCCCTGCCTGTGGTGGAAAAGATCGTTTTCGACTGGACGATAAAGCGGGGCGAGGGACGTGGTTTTGTAATCAGTGCGGTCATGGCGATGGTCTTGATCTGGTTCGTCTGGTGACAGGAAGAAAGATAAAAGAAGTCGCCGGGATGGTATCTGAGGCGCTTGCATTACCAGAAATACAGGAGAAGCCCGCATTGCCAGCCAGGAAAAAGGCCGCAGGAAAAGAAGCGGGCGCGGAGCGATATACCAGACTCAGACAGCAGTCCTGCAATGGTGAGCCGGTCTATCTGACAAATAAGGGCTTACACGGGTATTCACTTCCCTTGCTGTCACAGCCTTTGAATCTGGCCGGAATAACATTTTCCACCGGTTCATTACTGCTGCCTTTGACGGATATTTCCGGGAATATTACTGGTGGCCAGCTTATCAATCCTGACGGGGATAAAAGTCTGCTGCCCGGTAGCCAGCTGTCTGGCGCATTCATTGCCCTGACCGATATACCCGCTGAAACACCTGAACAGGTGATTATCACTGAGGGTTTTGCCACGGCGCTTACCGTCAGTCTGCTGACTGAAGGATGGATCGTGGCGGCTGTCGCTGCCACCAATTTACTGAAGGTGACGGAGCAGATCCGAAAACGCTGGCCGGAAACTCGGATCATTCTGGCCGGAGATAATGATCTGGCTGACGGCAAAGAAAACACCGGGCGTATTCAGGCAGAGAAAGCCGCCAAAGCGGTGGATGGCTGGGTAACGCTCCCTCCGGTACGCCATAAGGCTGACTGGGATGATTATCGGCAGGAAGTGGGGAAAGAACGGGCGAGAGATGCCTTTCGTGAAGAAATGACGCTGCATGGCAAAGGGCAGACCCGTTTACCAGAAGGGTTCCGGCTGACAAAAGAATATTTGTGGTACGACAAGCTGGTTAATAAGTCTGATGGTGATACAGAGATACGTAATATCAAAATTTGCAGTCCGTTGCGGGTGACGGCAATCACCAGTGATGCTGATGGAAGTAATTACGGGCGTTTGCTGGAATGGGAAGATACCAACGGAAACAGCCGTAAATGGGCAATGCCGATGGAGATGCTGGGCGGTAGCGGGGAAGAACTGCGCCGCGTTCTGCTGGTTAACGGGCTTTCTTACATCAACATTAATGGCATGGCCAGAGCATTCCTGATGGAATATATCTCGCTGTGTAAACCGGACAGAAAAGTAACCTGTGTGAATAAAACTGGCTGGCACGGCGGGGTTTACGTTCTCCAGGATGAAGTGATAGGGCGCGAAGCCCAGTCAGTCATCTTACAAACATCGAGTGTGCAGGGGCGTGATTTTCGTGTCAGCGGCACATCAGAGGGCTGGCGTGAAAATATAGGCCGTTATTGCATAAAGAATGCCCGTCTTGCCTTTGCGGTGAGTCTGGCATTTGCTGCCCCCCTTCTGAAACTGGTTGGTATCGGCGGTGGAGGTTATCACCTCAAAGGGGAATCCACAGACGGTAAAACCACGACGATGAAAGTGGCTGCATCAGTATGTGGTGGAACAGATTTCTGGCATACGTGGCGGGCGACGGGGAATGCCTTAGAAGGAACGGCGAGCCGCCGCAATGATGCCACGCTGATGCTGGATGAAATCCGGGAGGTTGACGGCAGGGAGGCGGGGAATATCGCTTATATGCTGGCTAACGGGCAGGGCAAAGCCAGAGCCAGAACAGATGGTTCGGTAAGGGAAACCAACCGCTGGAATCTGTTGTTTCTGTCTACCGGGGAACTGTCACTGGTAGAGCATGCGGCAAGCGCCGGGGAACGTACGTATGCCGGGGTTGAGGTCAGAATGATCCAGATCCCAAGCGATTCGGGCAAGTATGGCGTGTTTGAAGAACTTCATGGCTTCAGTAGCGGGAAAACCCTGGCTGAGCATCTTGAGCAGCACGTAGCGCATTATCATGGTGCACCATTCCGCGACTGGCTGTATTGCCTGACCGCTGATCTGCCGGAACTGACCAGTCAGGCGAAAGCCTTATTGAAAGAGTATACCCGAAGGCTGACGCCGGAAAATGCCGGGAATCAGGTTGGCCGGGCTGTTACCCGTTTTGCTCTGGTTGCGATGGCCGGGGAGCTGGCCACAAAAGCGGGCATCACAGGATGGCCGGAGGGAGAGGCCTTTCGTGCCGCTCAAAGCTGTCTGGCTGCATGGATGGCTGACCGGGGCCATACAGCTAATCAGGAAGATAAAGCGGCACTTGAACAGGTTCGGGACTTCATGACGCGTAATCAGTTCAGTCGGTTTGCTGACTGGAATGACGACAGGAACCGGCCTGTTTCAATGATGGGATTCAGAAAAGTCGATAAAGGAGACAACGTGACAGAGCCGGTTGTGACGTTCTACGTTCTCCCGTCAGGCTGGAAGGAGATCTGTAAGGGATTTGACTCGCGTAAGGTGGCCAGGTTGTGTGTGGACGCGGGCTGGCTGAAACCCGGTGAAGATGGCCGGACGCAAAACAGCATTCGCCTGCCAGAAATAGGGCTTAAACGTGTGTACCAGTTCAATACACAGGTACTGGGAAGCGCTGAACCTGAGTGATTATCGCGTGAGTCTTATTTTTATGAGGTAACACTGGTAACAGAGGTAACACCCGTTACTGATGCGGTTCTTCAGTGTTACCAGTCAAAAATACTGACTGGTAACAGAGGTAACAAAAAATGGTGTGTTACCACGCGTTACCTCTTGATTTTGCTAACTGGTAACAGATTAAATCCTTTTAAATCAATAGCGTTACACGTGTTACCAGTGTTACACGTTCAGAACAAGAGGTAGGGATCCAAATCCCTTCTTCTGGCGGGCAACAGTATAGGGCACAGAACGATGAAGATGATGAGAATGTACTGCCCCACATGTCAGGCAGTAGCACGGATAGGTAAAACAAACAGGAAACACCCACAACTGTACGATGTGTACTGCTATTGCTCTAATGTGGAGTGCGGTCACTCGTTTGTGATGAATGTTGCTTTCTCCCATTCCGTTAGTCCAAGCGCGCTGAACGGGCAGGGAAGGGTTAAAGAGCTGATTGATGCAATTCCACCCGAGGAACGGGAAAAGGCTTTAAAGTTGCTGCTGGCTGCGCAAAAGAATGGGTAAAGTATGCGTCGGGAATGGCCGATCTGTTCCCGGAACCTGAACACAGGATTTCAGTTTATACGGTCATAAAATTATTATTTTTCAACTGGTTATCTTCTTCATGTTTCACAAACCTTCATAAAATCACACACCTAAAATTAATTATCCATTTAATATCATAGAGTTGCGTATTCAGGCCATAGATTCGACGGACAGTAAAACTGAAAAAAAATGAATTTCTTTTCATTCTTTTCAGTTCCTGTATCGCAGTACATCTCGAGGACTGGCACGGACTGGCGGTATCGTTTGTAAAAAATCCAGGCTGAAAATTTTTAGTGATATGAAAACCGCAGGCGGGTGCGGTGTAGTGCCGTTTTGGTCTGTCGAGCGTATATTTTCCCTTTTTCACGATTGCTGCATATCAAAACGAATGTGCAGATATCAGGCCGTGTCAAACCGTGAATCGTGGAGCCTAAATGCCCAAACTACGTTTGTAGACCTAGCTAGGGGAAGGTTTCCACATATACTGCTACCTATCTTCCAGTCGCTGGTGAGGATCAAGGTAAGCTAACTGGTGAACAAGAAAAGTACTTTCGTATCTTGCGTACTCGTTTTTTTTGATTAGTATGTACAGGTAGTAACTGGATGGTGAGAATTCGTCATAACTTATCAAATTGCATGATGTTTATAGAGTATGAGTAATGAGTCATAATAAAAAGGAATATGCTAAATTTTTCCGTCGCCCCATTTTTTCATCCTTAGCAAAAGGTAAGGATATTTCGGATTTATTTGGGAGTTTTGATTCTTACTGCTATGAAACACTGTTTTCAAACAATGATAATAATGAACATGAGATTTCACTAAGGGATTTATTTACATCATTATATGATTTTTTGCGTCTGAATTATAGAAATGAATATGTTTATAAGACAGCACTTGTCAATAAAATAATATTCGGTAAGCACAGCCCAAAAACAAGTTCGTCGTCCATAGAGTTACCAATTAAAAACTCTATAGTGGATGTTGCGGTGTTTAATGGTACGTCTACAGCTTACGAGATTAAGACAGAGTATGATTCACCAAAAAGGTTGATTACTCAAGCCCCTGATTATTTGGATGTTTTTGATAAAGTGTATATAGTTACACATCCAGAGTATGCAAGTAAATATTGTGCTTTAAATCTCCCCAGAGTGGGAGTTATGGTTTTGAATAAAAAAGATCAATTGAGTGTCATTAAGGAGGCAGATTCAAATATTGATTATATTAAAAGTGACAGCTTGTTTTCAGTTCTTAGAAAGGAAGAGTTCTTAGCTATAATAGAAGATTACACTTCAACTAAAATAAATATGCCTAATGGATTGGTTTATGAATATTGTAAAGAGATATTCATGCAGATGCCATTAAACATAGCAAATAAATACTTTATCTCTGCTATGAAAAAAAGATGTAACGACAAAGTTTTTTTGGATTATATTTATTCTCTTCCAGCATGTTTACGTGTTTTAGGTTATGCAACACCATTATCAAGAAAGCAAAAAGAATTCATCATGAATTTGATGGATGTAAAAATTAAAATTTGTTGATATCCTCAGGAGTTGTAAGTTATGTATAGCCCATATTTGTATGCGAGAAGTACAGAGTTATTATGCCTTAGGGACCTCGTTGCGAAGGGAGTTAGCCTAAATGGTCTGCTACCAATTTTAGAACCAATTAACGTCAATACGAGAAATTTATTAACATGTTTAAATGTTTGGAATTCTGACATAATTGTTATCCTTAATCCTTATCAGGAAGATTTTTCTTCACACAATAACGTCTTAACTTTAAATCAAAATTTATCAAGTGTATTAACAAATAAAAACAATATCATCTCTGGATATCTTATTCAGCCCAATACAACGATTAATGATATTAATAATTGGTTGAATGCTAACTTAAATAGACGAGTTGCACTTCTATATGATAATCCATCATTATCCAACTCTGATATTCAGTTGTTGGCGACAAATCAATTGATTAGTTATCATGTTGTTTTAAATAATAAAATGCTTCCTAATCAGTGCGCTCTTCTTCCTTTGTCGAAGTTAATTATTATTAGCGATAACTTTAGAAAGTTAGCAAAAAATGCTGATTATAATGGGCCGGAACTTTTCACGCACGCACATCAATTCGTGGGACAAAATTACTTAGGATTTGGCGATTATACAATTACTGGCCAGGTACTAGATCTTGGAGGTGGTCAACCTTCTGCTGTTGCCGCACATTTGGTGTTCAAGAATTTACAAGCGAATACAGTTTGGATTCGTCATTTTGTATCAAGCAACACGCAACGAGGAAGTTCAAATGTTACTGCAAAATTTTTAGATGTTTCAGATCAAATTACAAATCTTGTTCCCCAACATCCAACCCAGTTTGGCAGCAACATTGGTCTTAACTATTATTATTACAATAGTCAACCAACTGTAAGGCATTTCCCTGGGTTGCCAAAAAACAAACAGTATCAAATTACTCACCATATTTGTTTCATGCTGGATTTAATAGCAGGTCGTATTTAATAAGCTAGCGTACCATTCCATCATTACTTGTCGATCTTTAATATATTGCGCATGATTGTAAGTACCTCGAATAGAGTTCTTATCAACATGCGCAAGCTGCATTTCAATCCAGGCACTTTCAAACCCATGCTCATGCAAGATGGTGCTCATGGTATGCCTGAAACCGTGACCCGTTAACCGACCGTGATAACCCAGTAGTTTTATCACTTTGTTGATGCTGGCTTCGCTCATTGGTTTCCTGACGTCATTTCGGCCAGGGAAAACGAGGCTGTAATTCCCTGTTATTTCTTGCAGCTTTTTCAGGATATTGATCGCCTGAGTTGATAACGGAACCAGATGGGGGCGGCGTTTCTTCATCCGTTCTTTGGGGATCTCCCATAAGGCATTATCTAAATCAAACTCAGCCCATTCCGCTGCACGTAGTTCAATTGTTCGCACGCCTGTTAGCATCAACAGCTGCGTGGCGTATTTGGTAACTAAACTGCCCTGATAGTTATCCAGAGCATTAACGAACTCGGGCAACTCGCTTTCAGTCAGGAACGGGAAGTGTTGGGTTTTAGGTTTGTTGAGTGCGATAGCTAAATCGGGTGCAAAATTATACTTTGCTCTACCAGTGGCAACAGCATAACGAAGCACTTCACCACAGCGGCGGCGGATCTTACTGGTTTGCTCTAGCGCACCTCTTTTCTCTATTTTTTGCAGGACGGTTAGCAGTTCTAATGGTTCAATCTGCTCAATTGGGCGCTGGCCGATAAAAGGAAAAATATCCTTTTCCATACAATTGAGAACCTCTTTTGCATAACCCTCTGACCAGGTGGCTTTTTTCGATGAGTGCCATTCTCTGGCCACAGACTCAAAGCTGTTCTCATGCGCGAACTGCAAAGCAATCTTATCTGCTTTTCTGGCTTCACTTGGGTTTATCCCTTTGGCTAACATCGAACGCGCTTCATCACGTTTGGTACGTGCCTGTGCCAACGACACATCGCCATATACGCCAAAGGAAATCATCTTAGGCTTACCTGCAAAGCGATAGCGAAAACGCCAGCCTTTACTGCCCGCTGTGTCGATCAGGAGTGATAGCCCCATACCATCGTTAAGCGTATAGGGTTTGTCCTTCGGTTTTGCTCTTTTTATTTGGATGTCAGATAGCAGCATGTGTATAGAAAAAAGATCGAACTCAGTTATACACAATGTTATACGCAAAGATGTATAGATTCCATTAGAAATAATGGTACTTTGCTGGACGAGTATAAGGAGATGATATCAGTTAAAACAGTGAGTTATGGAATTAATTGGACTTAGTGAGAAGTGTTCATGGTGTCCCCTGCAGACATCTACTTGAGGCGGCAGGGGATTGATTGGAATGGTGTTTTTTAGATGTGAAAAATATTTTACCCGCTATTTTACCCATTGGCGCGGCTTAAGAGCTTATTTTTGAATTCACAATGGTCACGATATAACCATCTTGCTCGTCCGTGGATAACTTTGGCTTTAGGCAGGTCGCCGGACTTAATCCGGTCATAGATGAAGGTCTTACCGAAGCCAGTATCAGCCATGATGAATTTCAAATCAACCAGTGAATCAGGTTGTAGTTCGTGTTGCATGAGTGCTATCTCCGAATATGGAATCGAACCTGCAAATCAGGCAATAAAAAGCCGCATTGATGCAGCAATGGTAGGTCTGGATATCTTGAGAAATGAACAGGCCTCATCGAGTGTGAGGCGGGTTAGTCCTTGCGTAGCTCGCTGATTCTTCTGTAAGTCTCTGGTGCTTTGTTCCCGTACGCCTTCATTTCAGACTTCAACAGAGCAACGAGTGAATCCCATTCGTTGAGGATTCCTTTGAATGCCGGAACGCGCTTTGCAACCTTGTCGAATGAATCTCTGATTTCTGGAATCTGCTCAACAAGTGCAACGCATCGTCGGAAATCGGCTGCGTCATGTGGAGCGCCGAAGTGATGACCATAGATATTCTTTTTCAGTCCACATGCGATTGAGGCAAGAGTTGCGCTACTGATGCCAACATCGCCAGTCGATTGCCATTTCAAAACCTTCATAGCCAAATCTGACATTTCTTGTCTCCATAAAACAAAACTCGCCGTAGCGAGTTCAGATAAAAGAAAACCCGCACTCGGCGGGTTCGCATTCGTTCAAATTGCGTTTACTTCTTGGCGTTCTGTTCATCCATATCGATATACCATGGGTTGCTTCCCTTGGGCAGGTTTAACGACTGCTCGCGATAGTATCTGACGCGCTCCATGAAATACTCGCGTGAGTGCTCAGGTTGCTCTCGTGCTACCTGCTCAGTGATAACAGGTATGTTAAGGCGCTCTCTGTACGCCACGCCTGATGCTGCAAGGTCAACGTTTACCTTGTTCTGTTTTTCTTTCGATTGCTCGGCGATGTTATGCCTGGCATTGTCAACCCGCCTCCTTCTGAACATAACGGTTATAAATCAGTCCCTGAGGGCCATAAGGAAGAGGGATGTGCTACTCCTCTGGTTCAGAAACTATCCATTCCCCGGCCATCTCCGCTGGAGAGGTAATGATAAGTTGTTTGCTAATAAAAGGACCACTCCTCTCAACAACAAGCTTACCATCTTCATTAATAAAAGCGTGGATGTCAGGTGTACTTCCACACTTGGTGATGCAGCGTTTGAACATTTTTTGTCTCCCCATTTTATGGACGGGGTCATTATAACACATTGAAATATAGTAATATTTGACGTAGATTCCTTTTGGTCTATGAGCGATTTTTTTATGCCTTTAAGTTATAAAAGCTTGTTTTCATCCCCCATCTTGCTGCGGTGCTACTATTGAAAAGTGCTCACACCCTTTAGCCCAAATAGTTTTGATAGTTGTCCAACTGACTGGAACCTTGATTTCGATTCTCCCGCTGCAGTCACAAGTTTCGCAATCATCATCACCAAAACATTCCGGGCAGTTAGTGAATACTGTTTCTGAAAACTCACCAGAAAGTGCACCTTTAGCGCCGTTCTCAATAGTTAGTCTCTTCGGCACCATGACCCAACCATCCGGAGTTACCGGAGAGTTGCCCGACAGCTCGTTCAACTTGTAAGTTTGGCTTACAGGTTCGGCTTCCAGTTCTGCTATGCGCTTTTTTGCTGCTTCCAGCTCAACACGCAGCCTCCCAACCGTTAGTGCAATATCCTCGTTCTCCTGGTCGCGGTGTTTGATGTATTGCTGGTTTCTTTCCCGTTCATCCAGAAGCGCCAGCACAATGTGTGGCGTTATCAGGGACTCAAATTCGGCAACAGCTTGCTCGCCTCGCTTGTAATTCTTAATCCCACCTAAATCTTTCGCGTTCTGCGCCGCCTCACGCAGTGCCTGATAGACAATCTCGCTCACTGGCTGCCTCCTTTGCTGGGCTTTCGAACTTCTGAGTGGTTGTATCAAACTCAAGCAACTTAACCACGTCATCAAACAGGACGTAAGCACCATCAGAATCTTCTGCCATATCAGCGCCACAATCCTGACCGCACGAGTCACAACCATCCATATCAAGCTCGTATCGCTTCAGGTTTGCGATATTTGATAAATTCAGCGCCAGTACAGCCAGGTCATAAACCTCTTCGGCAGTGACATCGCTGTTCAGTCCCATTTCATGGCGATATATGATTTTTCCTACTCGTTGTTTTGTGATTGTCATTTTTGCTCACCTCCCTGTTCTTCCAGAAAAATACGCATAGCCTCAAGCATCTCTTTGGTGTCATACGGTGACAACTTGTCACGCAGGATGTATTCAATGCTGTTAATGAACTTGCGGATTGCTTTGCGTTCAATTTCAGCCAGGAAAGCATCGGTGGCTGGGGTGTCTGATTGCAGAGACTTTGCGCGATAGTCATTCCACCCTCTTGCATACATGGGATTAACTAGCACTCCATCTTTTACGCAATATGCCTGCCCTCCACGGTTGATAAACTTGATTTCGTCCATAGCGCCAGACTTCAGCCCCGCATTCTCCGCTGCCAGCGCCGCGCACTTGGCCTCTGCTTCAGCAAATTTACGCACCAGATATTCAGCGTTTGTTTCGTTAACCTTTAAATCACATGGGATGCATTTACCTTTCAGAAAACCATCCATCTCAATTAGTGACATTTGTTTCATTTCTTCCCACTCCGCCACATCGCATTCAGATATTTGTTTTGATTCACTGATGGAAAAGAATTTCTCTTAAGCAATTCCTCTCTCGATGGCATTGGCTTTACGTGTTGGCGAATAATCATTTCTGCCGGAAGAATGCCGGGATTGTATGCAAGTCCTCTCATGGTAAATTCCTCAGTCATTACTGATAGCGCCATAGCGTGAGCGGTAATTACGCAGGCGTGGGTCAATTTCTGGGAAGTTGGTATATGTGGCTTTGCGGAATGGTCGGATTGATGTCTGGTAAATTCGCTCGCGTTCTTCTTTCTCTGCAAGCCATATACAATGACGAAATTCCTTTTCCTCTTTCGTTTCCTGAGGTAGCGACATTATCCAGTCGTAGTTTTTCCTGAATTTATCCAGCACCTCCGATACGGAATTGCCGGAACAGCGGCGTGGGTCATCCGCACCATACAGAGGCGCTGGCATAATGGAATCCTTATGTTGCTACTTTAGAAGGGAATTGAATCGTCGTATTCAGGATGATTTTGATGATTGCTACTTTGCTGCTGTTGGCTGTTTCCTGAAGTTGCAAATCCAATCTTTGCATTCAGTAATTCAAGAGTGATTGATTGACCATTTTGCCCCTGATAAACATCAACCCTGATGTTTTCTCCGGTAATTTCTACAATGCCTCCTTCAACCAGAACGCTACGGTAGTAATCCGCTTGCGCTCCCGGCTTGGCAAATACAACGGCGCTGTAGTTTGTCCATTCTTTCTTTTTTGTCTGGCGATCGTAATACTGAACGCCAGCACGGATGTTGAATCCGATATTTTCCCCGGCCTGAAACTCTCTTGCGGGCTTGTTTAGTCTTACAGTAATCGAATGCGCCATTAAGCAGCCGCTCCTTCTAATTCGTCTCGTCTGATGTTGTAAACGTCCTGCGCTTTGTGCTGCTCCGGTGTGCCTTCGAGCATCTTCCACGCTTTGGCGAACGCCTGTTTAAGCTCTTCCACGGTGTTTTTCTGCAATGCTGCGTCAGTGAATGCTTTTAGAACCTGTTCAGGTGTAGGTGATGGTTTTGATGGTTTTGATTGCTTTGCTGCTGCGTTCTGCTGATGTTTATGCTCGTCTGTATCTGCATCTTTCGCATCATCTATTCCGAACAAACCATTAAGGCAATACTTGCGCGCATAAGAGCTTGTAGCTCCCGTAACTTGTGCAGAATCCATTCCTTTCTTGCTTTCTTCCTCTCTTGCGAGAGCGGTTGCCGTATGGCTGTTTTCGCCATCGGTAATAGTTGCCGTGGCTTTCACGTAATACCGATCACCAATCAACACAACTTCATCGCTGATTGATAAAAACAGGCCATTCAGTAACGGCTTAACACCCTCAAGAATGTCTTCGCAGCTTCTGTATTTATATTTGCCGAATGAGTTGTATTGATTCTTTGGCGCGTTCAGATTCTCCTGAATAGCTGCCAGTCTTGCATAAAATTCTTTGCTCATATGTTTGTTCTCAGAATGGACATTCCCCAAGGAAATAACGCTGATTTAATACTTCGACTCGGGACAAATTAAGGCATACCCGCATTCCTTCGCGGTCGCCATTATGGCGATACCAGAGAGCTTTCTGCGTGTACATGCGTCTCTGTAACTTGCTCTCCTTCACTGTGGTTGCAAGTGACATGAATATCTCCTTCGTTACCGATTAATTCTTTCATATGACGAATGAATTCTTCGTCTGACCAGTTATCTGTAAAACTCATGGACGGCCTTGTTGTTTCAAAATATCCCAAAGCTTTTCGAGCAAGCTTTTCATTCTTGGTTGTTTAAAGTCTGCTCCGGTTAAAATATTTTTTCGTGAATGCTGTACCGATAAAATCGGGTTGAAAGGGCGAACCGATGCCGCCCCTGCAATAGCGAACTGTTGCATAGGATGCTCCTTCTGTTTGATTGCATAACGAAAACGCCTCGAGTGAAGCGTTATTGGTATGCATATAAAAAGGCCCTCACACTGGAGGGCAAAGAAGATTTCCAATAATCAGAACAAGTCGGCTCCTGTTTAGTTACGAGCGACATTGCTCCGTGTATTCACTCGTTGGAATGAATACACAGTGCTTATTCGCGAGCTTTGAGCATTGCGTCTGCAAACTTATATGCAGCGCTTGCTGCATAATTAACAGCTCCATCAGAATCATTATCGATAATCGATGGATTGCTAATCATTGCTTGCATAGCCTTTGCCGCGAAGTAATCACGTAATGTCGCATCACTTGCCATTTCTGGGCGTTTGATATCTGCTTCGTAAAACTCGCACATTACTCACCTCCCAGAGCCTTGATGATTGCTGCAAAACCTTTATTAACAGCTCCATACCATTCTGGATATGTTGTCGTTGTTCTATTTTTGGATTGCTTAAGTAATAACTGAAGTGCTTCGAGAAGGTCAGGTGCTGCCGCTATTAGATTGGCATCTTCAATGCATTGAACTTCCTCACAGATTGCAATATACGAACGCCAGCCTGCGCCATTTTCAAGAGAGTCTGCCTGGATGATTTTAATCTCATCGCCATCCATCATTATTTCCCACTTACCTTCAGTACCTTTAAATTCCATGTTAGCCTCTGTTGTTTGTGCCAAAAATAAAGGCCGACTATGCGGCCTTATCTACATTTCTGAACCAAACGCAGATCGGACCGTCTTCTGTATCGTGAATCGAACCGACAAACCATCCTTCTCCATCTGGCATGCTTGGCTCCCATCCACTGATGTTTGGATTCCCATCTTCAAAATACGCGTCAATTACCGTTTGATTGTTGTCGTTTTCCATTTCAACAATTGATGATTCAATGCCATGCTGCTTGCAGAAAGATCTGAACTCATCAACTGAAATTACCTCTCTATCCCCAAACAGGTTGGCGTATTCTGGGTGCGTCCAGTAGCCATCCTCGCTTCGCTCTACTACTAATGCTTCCATATCTCACCTCAAATAAGTGGTTTGCTGCCTAATTTCATTTTCTGGCGACCAACACAAGTCACACCCATTTCACTGCGTGGCTTGCTGTACCATGTGCGCTGATTCTTGCGCTCAATACGTTGCAGGTTGCTTTCAATCTGTTCGTGGTATTCAGCCAGCACCGTAAGGTCTATCGGATTCAGTGCGCTTTCTACTCGTGATTTCGGTTTGCGATTCAGCGAGAGAATAGGGCGGTTAACTGGTTTTGCGCTTACCCCAACCAACAGGGGATTTGCTGCTTTCCATTGAGCCTGTTTCTCTGCGCGACGTTCGCGGCGGCGTGTTTGTGCATCCATCTGGATTCTCCTGTCAGTTAGCTTTGGTGGTGTGGTGGCTGGTAGTCTAGCTCCAGCTTGTTGAGTCTCATTCGGAGGGGTATAACCGGCACCCCAGTGATTTTCCATGCGACAACGTGCGCGTTATGGCGGCCTTATCGCCCGCGGCTCCCCATCTCGTCCACGCTATTGCTAGCGTTGGGAGCGCTTCACCGCTCAACAGTAGGTAAGCACTTGCCAGTGACTAGCTGGCTTCACCACACCCCAAAGCCTTCTGCTTTGAATGCTGCCCTTCTTCAGGGCTAAATTTTTAAGAGCCTCACCTTCATGGTGGTTAGTGCGTCCTGCTGATGGCTAAATAGTACGATTTGTACTTTATCGAGTCAATACAAAATGTTCTAAATATAATTAGTTTTTTATAACGCTTTGTATTTAATGGGTTTATATTTTGGAAAAAGAAAACCCGACGCTAAGGTCGGGTTATTGTTGTGTGTTTTAGAGTTGTGAGGCTGTTAACTAAATGTCTCTTCAGGCCACTGGCTGGCGATAACTTTCCCTACTACGGAGCAGCTATCATTGCATGGAATCATTGGATATTGCGGGTTTAGTGGCTGTAGGAACACCTGACCGCTATCCCTGATCAGTTTCTTGAAGGTAAACTCGTCACCACCAAGTCTGGCTATGCAGAAATCACCTGGCTCAACAGCCTGCTCGGGGTCAACGAGAATTAACATCCCGTCAGGAAAGCTTGGCTTCGATCCTGTTGGCGCGGTCATGGAATTACCTTCAACTTCAAGCCAAAACGCACAATCACTGGCTTTTTTGGTTGTGCTGACCCATCTCTCCGCATCACCTTTGGTAAAGGTTCTAAGCTCAGGCGAGAACATCCCGGCCTGAACATGAGAAAAAACAGGGTACTCATATTGTTTTTTAACGGGGGCAGATGAGTATTCGCCAACAGGTGAAAATGTACCGTCGTGGTTGAATGAGACGTTATCAATACCAAGGTATTTAAACACCACACCAATCTCGTCAAGAGATGGATGACGAGATCCGCGCAACCAGTGACCAATTCCACCCTGCGTCATACCAAGCTCTTCAGCTAACTTCTCTTGAGTTATGCCGAGCTCTTTCATTCTGGATCTAGCCAGTTCATACCATTTCATTTTCATACCCTTATTATTACGCTCTGTACTAAACCCATCCATGCACAAGATGTATTTTTTGCTTGCATTCTAAAAGTACATATCGTATTATTGTTTCATGGTTACTATGGAGGGCATATGAGCAACCTACGAAAATATCGAGAGTCACTGAATATCTCTCAAACAACACTTGCTAAGGCAGTTGGATGCACACAGGGAGCTATCGGACATTGGGAATCTGGTCGTCGCTTCCCAGACCTTAAAACATGCCGTGCTCTTGTTGAGTGCCTAAACAAGTTAGGCGCAAAAGTCAGTCTTGATGACGTGTTCCCGCCGGAACACAAAGCCGCTTAAGACATTCCCGCTCTTACACATCCCAGCCCTGAAAAAGGGCATCAAATTAAACCACACCTATGGTGTATGCATTTATTTGCATACATTCAATCAATTGTTATCTAAGGAAATACTTACATATGGTTCGTGCAAACAAACGCAACGAGGCTCTACGAATCGAGAGTGCGTTGCTTAACAAAATCGCAATGCTTGGAACTGAGAAGACAGCGGAAGCTGTGGGCGTTGATAAGTCGCAGATCAGCAGGTGGAAGAGGGACTGGATTCCAAAGTTCTCAATGCTGCTTGCTGTTCTTGAATGGGGCGTCGTTGACGACGACATGGCTCGATTGGCACGACAAGTTGCTTCGATTCTCACCAATAAAAAACGCCCGGCGGCAACCGAGCGTTCTGAACAAATCCAGATGGAATTTTAACAACATCCAACGAGGTAATTATATGCGAAAAACGCAGGAAAATAAACGCGTTAATCACCGAAAAGATGTGCTACGTGACCAGTTTTATCAGGGGGTTAATCCAGCAATAGTTGTGCCACTGAGAGAAATACTTAACAGGTACAAAACTTCGGAGAAGTCAAAATGAGCATGAATCTTATGGCTAAGGCCATGAATATAAAGGTTGGCAACCCACTGAGAAAACTGGTTCTGATTAAACTTGCCGATAACGCCAATGATAATGGCGAATGCTGGCCTTCATATCAACATGTCGCTGACCAGTGTGAGGTGAGCAGATCGACAGTAAAAAGTCACATTAGGGCACTGGAAGAGATGGGGCTTTTGAAAAGGGAATTCAGAAGAAAAGGAGAGCTTAACCAGTCAAACGTTTTTTATCTGACGCTGGATAATGCACAACAAATCCAACCAGAATCAGGTGGGGAAGGAGCTGCCCGGGGTGGGGCAGGAGCTGCCCCCAGAACCTATCACTCTTTTGAACCAGTCAATGAACCTAAAAACATTATGTTCGAACATGTCCGAACAGAGTGTGAAAAAACTCCTGACCGTCACGAAGAAACCGACAAGGCATTCGAGGAAATATTCTGGTGTGCAGGCATGCGGAAAGCCGGGAAGAAAAACGCAGCTTCGGCATTCAGAACACAGTTCAGGGAATGGCGTAAAACTACCAGGGGTACGGCAAGCGAGTTTGCCACGATGCTGGCAGAAGACATCGCATGCAGGAATGGTAAGCAGTTCGGATTCGACAGGTTGTTACCATCGAGCTACCTGAACGGTCAGCGCTGGAACGACGAGAAGCCAGAAATTATTCAACCACAATCCAAACCATCATCCGCAATCACCGTATCGAAAACTGGCTACGTGTTTTTCGACAGGTGAACCATGAAATCAAAAATCAAATCGTTACTGGTCGCTGGTTATAACCACGGCTGGTTAAGTATTTCGTTTGTCGATTTCTGGTTTAAAAATCTCAATCTGAGGGAATCATGACACCAAGTGAACTTAGCGACCTGCTTTGGGCGCAGGTTGACAGGGTGGCTCCGCACCTGTTGCCAAACGGCAAGAAAGAGGGGCATGAGTGGGTTGCCGGTAACGTCAACGGTGACAAGGGAAACAGCCTTAAGGTCAACCTTAGCGGCAAGAAAAAATGGGCTGATTTCGCTGAGGGAGACGGCGGTGACATGCTTGATTTGTGGATGGCATGTCGTGGAATTAACCTGCATCAGGCTATGCAGGAAGCGAAAGCATTTCTCGGTATCAAGGATGACGATCACCATTTCGATGCCAAACGTGAGAAAAAATTCTCCAGACCTGATCGCAAGAAAATCGCCCGCTACGTTACCAGAACAGAATCCCATCTTGAGTACCTGCAATCGCGTGGCATATCGCCAGAAATCGTAAAGCGCTACGAGGTTGTCAGCGGCAAGGTGTGGAATGGAGAGCGAGAACTGGATGCTCTGGTGATTCCGTACAAACGCGATGGTGAGTTGTTGCAGGTAAAGCGAATCAGCACTGAGCGCCCGGACGGGAAGAAAGTCATTATGGCAGAAGGTGATTGCGAACCTTGTCTGTTCGGATGGCAGGCTCTGGACGCTGGCGTGAGGGCGGTTGTACTTTGCGAAGGCGAAATTGATTGTATGAGCTATGCGCAATACGGCATCTCGGCGTTATCCGTGCCGTTTGGTGGCGGGAAAGGCGCTAAGCAACAGTGGATTGAGTTTGAGTATCACAACCTCGACAGGTTTGAGGAAATATTCATCTCGATGGATGTTGATGATGTTGGTCGTGAAGCCGCAAGGGAAATCGCAAGCCGACTCGGTGAACATCGTTGCCGTCTTGTTACTCTGCCGTACAAAGACATCAACGAATGCCTGATGAACGGTGTTACCGAGGATGAAATCTGGCAGTACATCGGCACGGCATCCTACTTCGATCCTGAAGAACTCTACAGCGCGCGAGAGTTTTACCAGGACACTATCAACGCTTTCTACGGCAAGCAGCAGTATCTGTTTAATCCACCGTGGGAATCTCTGGCAGATAAATTCCAGTTCCGTGAGGCAGAGTTGACGCTGGTCAATGGTGTGAACGGTCACGGAAAAACGGAGGTTGTCGGGCATATGGCACTTGAGGCAATGCGTCAGGGTGTGAAGACGTGCATCGCGTCACTTGAGCTGAAGCCTGGTATTCTCCTTAAGCGCCTTACCCGTCAGGCGACGTGCTGCAAGATGCCGCCAGTGCTGGAAATTGACTCTGCATTTAAATTTTATGACGAAAGACTTTGGGTGTTTGGCCTGACCGGAACGGCGAAAGCCGACAGGCTGATCGAAATATTCGACTACGCTCGCCGCCGATACGGGATCCAGTTATTCATCATCGACAGCCTGATGAAATGCGGCATAGGTGACGATGACTATAACGGGCAGAAAGCATTTGTTGACTCGATTTGTGACTTCAAAAACAAAACAAACTCCCACGTCATTCTCGTTACTCACTCCAGAAAAGGAGACAGCGAAGAAAAACCAACCGGGAAAATGGACGTAAAAGGCTCTGGAGCGATAACAGACCTGACAGACAACCTTTTCATCATCTGGCGTAACAAGGCTCGCGAGAGAGCGTTACAGAGAGTTCAGAGTGGTGAAAAGATGTCAGAGAAGGACGAACAGCTACTGGCATCTCCGGCATCTGTTTTGATGCTTGAAAAACAACGTAACGGCGAAGGTTGGGAAGGTGGTGTCCCGTTGTTCCTTGACGAACAATCGCACCAGTTCCTGCAACTTGAATCAGGATCGCCATATAGCTACATCGCCAATATGCCGAAATCGGAATATGACGAGGCGTGGCGACAGGAAAACGTGACGGAGTATTAAATGAATAAAAAACAATTAGCCATTCTCGAAAAAGCATGGGATGCACAAATATCATACGCTTTGAAAGAACAGGCACTACCAATAATCCAGACCAAATCGAAAATAGCCAGGCAGTTATGCGATGACGGATTCCTGAACGAAGTTGAGATTACGCGCCAGATGGTAACGTTCAAAGGGTATGAGATAAATCATCATGGTATAGCGGCGTATTGCTCCCATCTTCCTGATGACGTTGACATTGATGAAATGGAAAGGGAGATGAAGCAATGACCATCTACATCACTGAGCTAATAACAGGCCTGCTGGTAATCGCAGGCCTTTTTATTTGGGGGAGAGGGAAGTCATGAAAAAACTAACCTTTGAAATTCGATCTCCAGCACATCAGCAAAACGCTATTCACGCAGTACAGCAAATCCTTCCAGACCCAACCAAACCAATCGTAGTAACCATTCAGGAACGCAACCGCAGCTTAGACCAAAACAGGAAGCTATGGGCCTGCTTAGGTGACGTCTCTCGTCAGGTTGAATGGCATGGTCGCTGGCTGGATGCAGAAAGCTGGAAGTGTGTGTTTACCGCAGCATTAAAGCAGCAGGATGTTGTTCCTAACCTTGCCGGGAATGGCTTTGTGGTAATAGGCCAGTCAACCAGCAGGATGCGTGTAAGCGAATTTGCGGAGCTATTAGAGCTTATACAGGCATTCGGTACAGAGCGTGGCGTTAAGTGGTCAGACGAAGCGCGACTGGCTCTGGAGTGGAAAGCGAGATGGGGAGATCGGGCTGCATGACTATCAAATCAAATACGCCAGCACACGACAAGGACTGCTGGCAAACGCCGCTTTGGCTTTTTGATGCACTGGATATTGAGTTTGGATTCTGGCTGGATTCGGCAGCGAGCGACAAAAATGCTCTGTGTGCTCACTGGCTAACTGAGGCCGACGACGCGCTCAATTCTGAGTGGGTAAGCCACGGTGCAATCTGGAATAACCCACCGTACAGCAATATCAGGCCGTGGGTGGAAAAAGCCGCTGAGCAGTGCATACAACAGCGACAGACGGTAGTTATGCTTGTGCCAGAGGATATGTCAGTCGGATGGTTCAGCAAGGCTCTGGAGAGTGTCGACGAAGTTCGCATTATCACTGATGGACGGATTAATTTTATCGAACCATCGACAGGGCTGGAGAAGAAGGGAAACAGCAAAGGCTCCATGCTGCTGATTTGGCGACCGTTCATCAGTCCTCGACGGATGTTTACTACCGTATCCAAAGCGGCATTGATGGCGATCGGGCAGGGCGTCAGGAGGGCGGCATGAGGCGACAGCGACGAAGTTTCACCGACATCATCTGCGAAAACTGCAAATACCTTCCAACGAAACGCTCCAGAAATAAACGCAAGCCAATCCCAAAAGAATCTGACGTAAAAACCTTCAACTACACGGCTCACCTGTGGGATATCCGGTGGCTAAGACATCGTGCGAGGAAATGACAATGGATTATTCACAGTTAAGTGATTTTGAAATTAACGTGGCGGTATTCGAAGCCATTCATAACGGATCACCGGATTACAAAGAAGGTGAGAATGGCGATATGGTGTTTGTCTCATTTGAGGGAGGCATTGTAAACGGAGACGCAGTTGAAGTAGAAGTTGAGCGCGGATCCTTTAACCCATGCGCAAACCCAGCAGACGCATGGCCGATTATTGAAAAATACAGGATTAGCATTATCAATCTCGATGAAGACGAGTGGGGTGCACGCGGTGTGGCCTACTGTAAATCTAAGCGAGCTATACATGAAAATCCCCTCCGCGCCGCCATGATTGTCTTTCTCATGATGCAGAGAATCCAATAATGCTTAGCCCATCCCAATCCATTCAATACCAGAAAGAAAGCGTCGAGCGGGCTTTAACGTGCGCTAACTGCGGTCAGAAGCTGCATGTGCTGGAAGTTCACGTGTGCTCCGATTGCTGCGCAGAACTGATGAGCGATCCGAATAGCTCAATGTACGAGGAAGAAGACGATGAATGAGTTAATGAATGGCAATGCCATCAAAATGACAAGCATTGAAATCGCTGAATTGGTGGGTAAGCGTCATGACAATGTGAAACGTACCATCGAAACGCTGGCTAAAAATGGTGTTATCCGGCTTCCTCAGATTGAGGTTTCCGAAAGAATCAATAACTTAGGGTTCAATGTTCAGTACGAGCATTACGTCTTCGAAGGCGAACAAGGTAAGCGAGACAGTATTGTCGTTGTTGCCCAGTTGTCGCCAGAGTTCACGGCTCGCCTTGTTGACCGCTGGCGAGAGCTTGAAGAATCTGCGGTTAATATCCCCAAAACGTTACCGGAAGCGTTGCGCCTTGCTGCTGATCTTGCTGAGCAGAAAATGCAACTGGAAAACCAGCTCGCAATTTCCGCACCTAAAGTTGAGTTTGCCGATCGAGTTGGCGAGGCCAGCGGAATTTTGATTGGAAACTATGCAAAGGTTGTTGGAATTGGTCCAAACAAACTGTTTGCGTGGATGCGCGATCACAAAATCCTTATTGCTTCAGGTTCCCGGCGCAATGTGCCAATGCAGGAATATATGGAGCGCGGCTATTTCACAGTGAAAGAAACAGCGGTCAACACAAATCACGGAATACAGATATCGTTCACCACAAAAATCACCGGGCGTGGTCAACAGTGGCTGACCAGAAAGCTGCTCGATAACAGAATGCTGAAAGTAACAGGGGAGGCTGCTTAATGGCTAACCTACGCAAAGAAGCGCGCGGCAGAGAATGCCAGGTACGTATTTACGGCGTATGCAATGGCAATCCTGAAACTACAGTTCTGGCACATTACCGGATGGCTGGAATTTGCGGAACTGGAATGAAGCCTGACGACCTGATCGGCGCATGGGCTTGTAGCGCGTGTCACGATGAAATCGACCGACGTACAATGATTCTCGACAACAAAGACGCCAGACTTTACCACCTCGAAGGCGTGATCAGGACGCAGGCGATACTACTGAAGGAGGGGAAGATTAAGTCATGAACGAATATCAGTTTGTGCTTCCGTACCCACCGTCGCTGAATACCTACTGGCGAAGAAGGGGAAGCCAATACTACATCAGCGATAAAGGCCAGAAATACCGAAAAGATGTACAGCAAATAATCCGCCAACTCAAGTTAGACATTTTCACCAAATCACGACTCCGCATCAAAGTCATCGCAGACGTTCCAGACTCCCGCCGCCGCGACCTCGACAACATCCTGAAAGGTTTACTCGACTCCCTTATCCACGCCGGATTTGCGGAAGACGACGAGCAATTCGATGACATTCGCGTAATTCGTGGCGTGAAAGTACCAGGCGGAAGGCTTGGAATAAAAATCACCGAACTGGAGAACGCATGAACGCCACAATTCAAACGATACCAGAGCTTCTTATCCAGACACGAGGCAATCAGACCGAAGTGGCGAGGATGCTTTCCTGCGCAAGAGGAACGGTGCTCAAGTACAACCGAGACAGCAAAGGCGAGCGTCACGTAATAGTTAACGGCGTCCTGATGGTCAAACAGGGCAAGAGGGGAAGACCATGAGACTCGAAAGTGTAGCTAAATTTCATTCGCCAAAAAGCCCGATGATGAGCGACTCACCACGGGCCACGGCTTCTGACTCTCTTTCCGGTACTGATGTGATGGCTGCTATGGGGATGGCGCAATCACAAGCCGGATTCGGAATGGCTGCATTCTGCGGTAAGCATGAACTCAGCCAGAACGACAAACAAAAGGCTATCAACTATCTGATGCAATTTGCACACAAGGTATCGGGGAAATACCGTGGTGTGGCAAAGCTCGAAGGAAATACTAAGGCAAAGGTACTGCAAGTGCTCGCAACATTCGCTTATGCGGATTATTGCCGTAGTGCCGCGACGCCGGGGGCAAGATGCAGAGATTGCCACGGTACAGGCCGTGCGGTTGATATAGCAAAAACAGAGCAGTGGGGGAGAGTTGTTGAGAAAGAGTGCGGAAGATGCAAAGGCGTAGGCTATTCCAGGATGCCAGCAAGCGCCGCATATCGCGCTGTAACGATGCTAATCCCAAACCTTACCCAACCCACCTGGTCACGCACTGTTAAGCCGCTGTATGACGCTCTGGTGGTGCAATGCCACAAAGAAGAGTCAATCGCAGACAACATTTTGAATGCGGTCACACGTTAGCGGCATGATTGCCACGGATGGCAACATCTTTACGGCATGATATTGACTTTTTGAATAAAGTTGGGTAAATTTGACCCAACGATGGGTTAATTCGCTCGTTGTGGTAGTGAGATGAAAAGAGGCGGCGCTTACTACCGATTCCGCCTAGTTGGTCACTTCGACGTATCGTCTGGAACTCCAACCATCGCAGGCAGAGAGGTCTGCAAAATGCAATCCCGAAACAGTTCGCAGGTAATAGTTAGAGCCTGCATAACGGTTTCGGGATTTTTTATATCTGCACAACAGGTAAGAGCATTGAGTCGATAATCGTGAAGAGTCGGCGAGCCTGGTTAGCCAGTGCTCTTTCCGTTGTGCTGAATTAAGCGAATACCGGAAGCAGAACCGGATCACCAAATGCGTACAGGCGTCATCGCCGCCCAGCAACAGCACAACCCAAACTGAGCCGTAGCCACTGGCTATCCTGAACTCATCAGTGATAGTTACGCTGCGGCCTTCTATACATGACCTTCGTGAAAGCGGGTGGCAAGAGGCTGCGCTAACAACCTCCTGCCGTTTTGCCCGTGCATATCGGTCACGAACAAATCTGATTACTAAACACAGTAGCCTGGATTTGTTCTATCAGTAATCGACCTTATTCCTAATTAAATAGAGCAAATCCCCTTATTGGGGGTAAGACATGAAGATGCCAGAAAAACATGACCTGTTAGCCGCCATTCTCGCGGCAAAGGAACAAGGCATCGGGGCAATCCTTGCGTTTGCAATGGCGTACCTTCGCGGCAGATATAATGGCGGTGCGTTTACAAAAACAGTAATCGACGCAACGATGTGCGCCATTATCGCCTGGTTCATTCGTGACCTTCTCGACCTCGCCGGACTAAGTAGCAATCTCGCTTATATAACGAGCGTGTTCATCGGCTACATCGGTACTGACTCGATTGGTTCGCTTATCAAACGCTTCGCTGCTAAAAAAGCCGGAGTAGAAGATGGTGGAAATCAATAATCAACGTAAGGCGTTCCTCGATATGCTGGCGTGGTCAGAGGGAACTGATAACGGACGTCAGAAAACCAGAAATCATGGTTATGACGTTATTGTCGGTGGTGAACTCTTCACTGATTACTCCGATCACCCTCGCAAACTTGTCACGCTAAATCCAAAACTCAAATCAACAGCAGCCGGGCGCTACCAGCTTCTTTCCCGTTGGTGGGATTCCTATCGTAAGCAGCTTGGCCTGAAAGATTTCTCTCCGAAAAGCCAGGACGCTGTGGCACTGCAACAGATTAAAGAGCGTGGCGCTTTACCGATGATTGATCGCGGTGATATTCGTCAGGCAATCGACCGTTGCAGCAATATCTGGGCTTCACTGCCGGGCGCTGGTTATGGTCAGTTCGAGCATAAGGCTGACAGCCTGATTGCAAAATTCAAAGAAGCAGGCGGAACGGTCAGAGAGATTGAGGTATGAGCAGAGTAACCGCGATTATCTCCGCTCTGGTTATCTGCATCATCGTTTGCCTGTCATGGGCTGTTAATCATTACCGTGATAACGCCATTACCTACAAAACCCAGCGCGATAAAGCCACGTACATCATCGCTGACATGCAGAAGCGTCAACGTGATGTAGCAGAACTCGACGCCAGATACACAAAGGAGCTTGCTGATGCTAACGCGACTATCGAAAGTCTCCGTGCTGATGTTTCTGCTGGTCGTAAGCGCCTGCAAGTCGCCGCCACCTGTGCAAAGTCAACGACCGGAGCCAGCAGCATGGGCGATGGAGAAAGCCCAAGACTTACAGCAGATGCTGAACTCAATTATTACCGTCTCCGAAGTGGAATCGACAGGATAACCGCGCAGGTTAACTACCTGCAGGAGTACATCAGGACGCAATGCCTGAAATAATTTTTTTGCAAATCACAAAGTCAATTTAATGATCCTCGCGATGCGGGGCTTTTTTTACATCTGAATTTCACAGCGCATCTCACGCGCATATTACATCACCCGAGCCTTTCAGAAAGTTGAGCCTGAGAACTGCCGTATATGGTGGCGACCATCTCGGGGCGGCTTTTCTGTGAGACAGGCTCACTTTCTAAAAGGTAAAGACGCTATGAATCATCAATTGGCTAATCTCGATTTCCGGGACATGGTGGTTGTTTCTGGTGATCGCGTGATCACAACCTCCCGCAAGGTAGCAGCTTACTTCGACAAGCAGCATCACCACATCATTCAGAAAATCGAAAAGCTAGACTGTTCGGATGAATTTCTAACCAGCAACTTTTCGCGGGTTACCTATGAACACAAGGGTAATCAGTATGTTGAATATGAAATTTCCAAAGACGGCGCGATGTACATCATCATGTCGTTTACCGGCAAAAAAGCTGCCGCCATCAAAGAGGCGTTTATCAAAGCATTTAATTGGATGCGTGACAGGCTGATGGAGATGGCTCACTCATACCAAAGAGAGCACAACGAGTTAATGCTGGAGTTCATGAAGGAAAAGGATGTTGCCAGTATGTCAGGACGCTTGCTGAACCGCTGGGGCAGGATCAAAAAACCGCAACTCATAGCAAGAATCGAAAGGCTTGAGCAGCAGGCGCAAATATCGATCCCCGGACTGCCAAAGTGACCATTACAAAGCCCATCTACGGGTGGGCTTGATAATGAAACCGTGATTTACATCCCCACAATCCGGGTATGTAAAAGATAGTTCAGGCGAGAACAGATTTAACTAAATCTGTGCACCACCAGTTACGGCAGTACCACGAAGCAACCCAAGCCAGTAAGTGGGGAAATAACACTGGCAGCCACTGAAAGATGAACCTCCTGCCTTATGGCAAAAAAGATTCTTTGTGGTGGCGGACTGATGGAAAGACATCCTAATCAAGCAACCACTCCACAGGGTCATAATTATGAACGACCAGCAAATCGAAAAAGAAATCGTTGAGAAAGGCAAAACGGCACCGCGAATCACCCCGCAGCACATCGAAGACGTGATTAAAAGCGAGCATTACTTTACTGCTTATGATGGACGAAATGGTGCCATTTCCAGCAACGAATATTGTGGCAGGGAAAAACCAGAAGAAGGCGATCGTGATTTATCACCATTGAAGTTGCTCACTTTCTGCGTACTGGTGCTGAAGAATGGCTTCACCGTCACCGGAGAGAGTGCCTGTGCAAGCCCGGAAAACTTTGATGCAGAAATTGGTCGGAAGATTTCCCGGCAAAATGCTGTAAACAAAATCTGGATGCTCGAAGGTTACTTGCTGAAGCAGAAGCTAAGCGAGAAGTAGTTATTACAAAAGCCATTCCCTACAGAGTGGCTTTGATAATGGCTTATACCCTACACGGGATAACTTAACTGATATCCCTTTTAACGGATAAACGGAGCCAACAATGGCAGAGATTATTCCCATGACTGAAGAACAGAAATTCCAGTTAGAGATTTACAAACTGGTCATGAACCAGAACGCAGCCGCGGAGGAAGCATTTCAATTCATCGGCACTGACGAGCTGAAGCTTGAGCTATTCAAAATTCACTTCCAGTCAGGCGGCGCTAATTCAGATATCACGACCCGCACAATCGAAGCGGTGCGTAAATCGAAGGAAGCGTTAGACCTGTTCACTACCGGAGCATAAACATGGCGCGCCCAACAAAGTATCAAGAGGCGTATGCCGAACAGGCACGCAAACTGTGCTTGCTGGGCTATACAGACGCCGAACTCGCTGACTTCTTTGAAGTTAGCGAGGCAACAATCAACAATTGGAAATTGGAATATCCGGAGTTTTTAGAGTCCATAAAAAAGGGTAAGGCCGTCGCTGATGCAGAAGTTAGTGATCGTCTTTATCAACGCGCTATGGGCTTCGTGGCTCCAGACATCGATATTCGTGTTATTGAAAACAGAATTGTCGAAACTCCGCTTAAGAAGTATTACCCGCCTGATACAACTGCCGCCATCTTCTGGCTCAAGAACAGACAGAAAGATAAATGGCGAGAGAAGCAGGACGTCAACCATACATCTGATGACGGCTCCATGACTCCAAAAGCTCCAGTGTATAACATTGTAAAAAGCGAGACGCAATGACAGAGCAATGCAGCATTCCTGAAGCGTTTGAGGAATACCTGCAGCCAGCCAGATTCAAGGTAGCTTATGGCGGGCGAGGTTCCGCCAAGACGCGAACGTTCATAACAATCCTCCTCAATAACGTCATCTATCACGGATGGAAGCTTATCTGTTTTCGTGAGTACATGAAGTCCATCAAGGAATCATGCTATGCGGAAATTGTTGAAGAGATTAACCGCCGAAACCTCCACTCACTGGTGACTATCAATAAGACAGAGATATTTGCCAATAGCGGCGGACGTATCAGTTTCGACTTCCTGCGCCTTAACGTGGAAAATATCAAAGGTTACGCAAACTTCGATGCCGCCCTTGTAGAGGAAGCAGAAAACGTATCAAAGGACTCATGGGAAACGCTTATCCCAACGGTACGTAAAGAGTTCTACAGCGCTGAGTATGGTCGAGTGGTTGAGTCGGAAATATGGGTTGCATACAACCCGAAGAACAGACTCAGCGATACACATCAGCGCTTTGTTACGAATCGCATATACCCCGACTATGACGAAAACGGTAATCGCTACTGCATCGTCAAGCAGATCAACTACACAGCTAATCCATGGTTCCCGGAAACTCTCCGCAGGGATATGGAGATTATGAAGAAGGCTAATCACGAGCTTTATCGGCATGTGTATCTTGGTGAACCGGTGGGGGCATCAGAAATGGCTATTATCAAGTTTGCATGGTTAGAGGCTGCAACAGACGCCCACATTAAGCTCGGATGGAAAGCTAAAGGTGCAGTGATTGCAGCGCATGACCCGTCAGACACCGGCCCAGATGCCAAAGGATATGCAGTGCGACATGGATCAGTTGTTAAGCGCGTATGTGAAGGGCTGCTCATGGATATAAACGAGGGTGCTGATTGGGCATCTTCATTGGCGGTAATCGATGATGTTGATCATTTCCTGTTTGATGGAGATGGACTTGGAGCAGGGCTTCGTCGACAGATAACAGACTATTTCAGTGGAAAGAAAGTCACCGTAACAATGTTTAAAGGTAGTGAATCGCCATTCGACGAAGATGCTCCATATCAGGCTGGGGCATGGACTGATGAAGTTGTGCAGGGTGATAACGTCCGCACTATTGGAGATGTATTCCGAAACAAGCGAGCGCAGTTCTATTACACGCTGGCTGACAGGCTTTATCGAACATACCGGGCGGTAGAGCATGGTGAATACGCCGACCCTGATGAAATGCTTAGCTTTGACAAAGAGGCTATTGGAGAGAATATCCTCAACAAGCTATTCGCAGAGCTAACGCAGATCCAACGCAAATTCAACGGCAACGGAAAGCTTGAGCTGATGACCAAAGTCGAAATGAAGCAGAAGCTCGGTATTCCATCTCCTAACCTGGCTGATGCGCTGATGATGTGTATGCATTGCCCGGAGTCGGCTGCGAAACCCGACTATTCCAGTTACTCAATTCCTTGTGGTGTAGGTTGATATGGCAGAAAAAAAGATGACTGACTGGCATCGCAAGGTGCTGTGCAACTTTGATAATGCCTGGTCAGCAACGCAGGATATGCGTGAGCAGATTATTGAGGCTCAACGTTTCGTCCGGGTGTCCGGCGCACAGTGGGAAGGCAGTACAAACGCTGGTTACTCATTTGATGAGGGCAGGTTTGAGCATTACCCGCGCTTTGAACTGAATAAGATTGCCCGTGAATGTGATCGCATCATTGGCGAGTATCGACAGAATCGCATCAGCGTTAAATTCAGGCCGAAGGACGATAAGGCATCGGAAGCGTTAGCCGAAAAGATGAACGGCAAATTCCGCGCTGATTATCAGGAAACATCCGGTGGCGAAGCGTGTGATAACGCATTTGATGATGCTGTAACGGGCGGATTTGGTTGTTTCCGCATGTGTGCCGATTACGAAGATGAAATGGATCCGAGTAACGAGCAGCGACGCATCAGCCTTCTTCCTGTTTACGACCCAGCGACATGCGTCTTCTTCGATCAGGACAGCAAGCAATATGACCGCTCTGATGCTATGTGGGCTATGGAAATGTTCTCCATGACGCCTAAAGCGTTCGAGGATGAATACCCTGATTCCATCGCGGCAAGCCTTTCTCGTGATGACACTGGCACTCAATATGACTGGTCAACGCCAGATGCCATCTATGTTGGTCGCTACTACGAAGTTCGCATAGAGAAGGTGAAGCTCACGGCATGGCGCAACCCTGTTAGCGGAGAAACGGCAATCTATGATGAAGAGCAAATCAAAGATATTGTCGACGAGCTGACCGATGGTGCATTCGAACTGATTGGCGAGCGAACGGTGAAGAAGCGCCGCGTTTATTGCGGTCTTCTGTCTGGCGCTGAATGGCTGGAAGAACCGAAGCGTATTCCGGGCGAACATATTCCTCTCATTCCGGTATATGGGCGTCGCTCATTTGTTGATAATCAGGAGCGAATCGAAGGCCACGCAGCAAAAGCGATGGATGCACAGCGTCTTGAGAACCTGATGGTTTCCATGATTGCAGATAACGCCACTCAGGCTGGCGGTGATGGCATTCCTGTAGTTGATGTTGACATGATTCCTGGTCCTCTCGCCACTCATTGGGCGGAGCGCAACAAAAAGCGCCCGGCGTTCCTGCCGATGGTCAGTCTGAAAAACAAAAACGGAGATATTACTGCGCAGGCTCAGGTCAGCAGTTATACGCCTCCGACACAAATGCCTCCAGCTCTTGCCGGGCTATTGCAGTACACCGGAACGGCTATTCAGCAAATTACAGGTGCGTCGCAGCTTGAGAACATGCCGAGCAACGTCGCCACCGATACCGTTGATAGCATTTTTAACCGGATGGACACGCAGTCCTATATCTACATGGACAACATGGCTAAATCCATGCGCCGTGCTGGCGTCGTGTGGCTTTCTATGGCTCGTGAAGTCTATGGCAGCGATACGCCAATGCGCATCGTTAATGAGGATGGCAGCGATGACGTGGCGCTGATGACTGGTGAAGTGGTTGACCGTCAGACAGGGCAGGTTATCGCGCTTAACGACCTTTCGCAGGGTAACTATGAAGTGACTGTCGATGTCGGTCAGTCGTTCGCTACTCGCCGTGATGCAACGGTTAAGTCGTTACTTTCCATGCTGGCACTTATCCCACCAGGAACGCCGAAGCACGACCTTGTATCGTCGATGATTCTCGACAATATGGACGGCGAAGGGATGGACGACCTTAAAGAATACAACCGCAATCAGTTGCTTCTGTCTGGAGTTATCAAGCCGAGAACACCAGAAGAACAGCAGATGGTTGAGCAGGCGAAACAACAACAGGCCAGTCAGCCAGATCCGGCTATGGTTGCAGCGCAAGGTCAGCTTCTTGCTGGTCAGGCTGAATTGCAGAAAGCGCAGAACGAACAGGCAGCCATTCAGGTTAAAGCATTCCAGGCACAGACTGATGCTCAGGTTGCAGCGGCAAATGTTGTGAAAATACTCGCATCTGCCGATAGTCAGCAGAAATCTGATATCCGCGAGGCTCTGAAACTGCTCGGACAGTTCCAGCAACAGCAAGGAGATAATGCCCGTGCTGATGCAGAGCTTGTCCTGAAAAGTCAGGCACAGGGCCATGCGCAGCGCATGGACATCAGCAGCATCCTGCAAAAATCAACTCAGCAACAACCACAGCAGTAATTAACCCATAACGTGCAATGGCTGTCTTTATGAGGCCTGGCACCCTATTGCCTTCCGATGGGCTGAACATCGAGTAAACAGGGGTAACAAATGGACCAGATGGCAGAAAACACACCAGAAGTTGAAATCGAAACCGACGCGTCAGAGCAGATTCCTGATGATGTCGAACTGGTTGAAGAAGTCGAAACAGAAGATGGCAGTGAGTCCTCCGGCAATGCTGCAGAGGAAGCTACTGAAACTGATGACGACGAATCAGAACAGGAATTCTACTTTGGTGACGAAAAGCTGGATTCGCCAACCAGCGAAGATGGCGCAGAGCATGGACTGGTAAAACACCTGCGCAAGACGATTAAAGAGAAAGACCGCGAGCTGAAAGAGCTGATGCGTCAGTCTCAGAAACCCGTCGAGCAGCAGCCGGTAATCACTCAACCACCGCGAATGCCAAAACTGGATGATGAGGACATCGGTTTCGATGAAGAAATCTATCAGCAACGCATGGCTAAGTGGGCAGACGATAACGGAAAGTACCAGCAACAGGAGATGGCTCGCAAGCAGAAGGAGCAGGAGCTTCAGGCTGCTTATCAAGAGCGATTATCCAAATATCAGCAACGTGTTAAGGCTCTCAAGGTTCCTGGCTATCAGGAAGCAGAACAGGCCGTACTCGAGGAAATCCCCATCGAGACACAAAACGCGATCTTGTTTGAGTCAGAGAAGCCGGAAATCGTTGTTCTGGCACTCGGTCGCAACGCTGAACTGCGCAAGCAACTGGCAGAAGCTACCAACCCCGTAGCAATTGGTCGTCTGCTGGAACGTATCGAATCGAAGGCCAGAATCATGCCAAAAGCAAAAACCACGGCAGCCACAACCCCGACAGTTAAGGGGAGCAACGGCGCAGTAATCAACAACCTCGACAAACTGAAAGCCAAGGCGCTGGAAACTGGTGACTGGACGCCGTATTTCGCCGCTAAAAAGGCAAAAAAATAACCTATCGGAGCATTAAGCATGGCTAACCAATTAGCAAAAGACCTTGAAATCATGTTCGAAAACTACGTTGAAGGCTTTGAGGCCGCCTGCGTAGTTTCCCGTAACGCTAAAAAATTCCGTCCCGGTGATACAGCAATGCAGCGAGCAGGTGATGTTCTGTATCGTCCGCAGCATTACCACATGAACATTGAGGAAGGCCTCGATCTCAGCGGAAAAACGCCAACAGCACTGGTTCAGCGCCTTGTTCCTTCAGTGTTCAAGGAGCCGAAAAACATTCTGTACACTCTGGATGCGCGTGAAATGCGTGACCCGGAACATAAAACTGAAGCTGGTCGCGCCGCAGGTATGCGCCTTGCTGCACAGATTGACTCTGACCTGATTTCCATGGTCACACAGCGTGCTACTAACGTGATCACAATGGCTGACTCAACCACTGGTTCACAGGGCCGTGATTTGTGGAACTGTGCGGCAGGTATTGATGCCACCATGACGGCGATTGGTGTACCACAGGGTATCAACCGCCGCTCTTTCTGGAACCCCTTCAACTATAAAGACCTTGCTGGCGAGCTTGGTCACCGTGCCTATGCTCAGGGCGCAACCCTGACAGCATACGAAAAAGCGCAGATCCCTCCGGTTGCTTCCTTTGATAGCTACAAGACCGATATTTCTGGTCGTGTTCCGAAGGGTACAGCAACTTCCATTACGCTGGCAGCAGCACCTGCGCACAAGGTTGAAGCGAAAGATGCTAACGATATGCCAGTGGATAACCGACAGGGGACCATTACGGTATCTGCTGAAGGTTTGCAGGTTGGCGATGCGTTTACCATCGCAGGGGTGAATTCCGTACACCAGATCACCAAAGATACCACCGGGCAGCCGCAGGTATTCCGCGTTCTGGCAGTTAGCGGAACGACAGTAACTATCTCCCCGAAAATTCTGCCGCCTGACAACGCGGATGTCGCCAGCCGTCCATATGCAAACGTTGATGCTAATGCGGCAAGTAGCGCAGCAATTACCATTCTCAACAAAAATGCCGCACCGGCTAACCTGTTCTGGGCTGATGGTTCTGTTGAACTGATGTACGGCAAACTGGCGTTCCCGACTGGTCAGGGTCCACAGGTAATGACAGCAACCACCGAGCAGGGCGCTACGCTGATCATGTCTTACGCCTTCGACCATATCAAAGGCGTAACCACTGCGCGTTTCACCACTCTGTACGGTTGCTCTGTACTGGTTCCTGAATATACGGGCATCGTTATTGCCGGGCAGTAATTTTAGTGGGGCTTCGGCCCCATTTTTATTGGGAGAAGACAATGGCACGAACAATGCTCTATAAGCCGGGCAACATGATCACCTGTGGTCAGTTTGCTGTCGATTACATCATTGTTGATGACGAAGAAGTTAAATCTCACCTGAAAAAAGGCTGGGTAAAAACTCCTGAAGAAACCGCAACGAAGCAAAAAGTGGCTAAGGCGGAAGAAGATGGCGAAAACGAAGGGTGATCTCGTTCTAAAGGCTTTACGAAAAGCCGGGCTGTATTCCAATGCCACGTTGACAGATGCTGACCCTCAGGCAATTGAAGATGCCATTAATGACCTCGAAGACATGATGGCAGCATGGCAGGCTAAAGGTATCGAGCTTGGGTATCAGTTTGCTGATACAGAAAACGGCATCATGCCGTTACCTGACGATGATTCAGGTATCCCTGCATGGGCAAATGATGGCGTCGCTTTGAAACTCGCTGTGCAAGTGTGCATGGATAACGTCATTCAGCCGTCAGACGCTCTCCTTACCGCTGCTGACAGTGCATATCAGACAATCTGTATCGCTTTAACCAAAATACCACCACTTGAGCGGCGAAATGACATGCCTCGCGGTAGTGGTAACAAAAGCGCGTTTACGTGGAATCGGTTTTACATCGAGAAAGATGATCCGAGTACGTGAGGTGAATAAATGCCGATTCAGCAACTTCCGCTTATGAAAGGTGTCGGCAAAGACTTTCGAAACGCCGACTATATCGACTATCTGCCAGTGAATATGTTGGCTACACCCAAAGAAATCCTCAACAGCAGCGGATATCTTCGTTCATTCCCGGGCATTGCCAAACGTTCTGATGTGAACGGCGTATCGCGCGGCGTCGAGTACAACATGGCGCAGAGTGCTGTTTATCGCGTGTGTGGTGGCAAGCTGTACAAAGGAGAAAATGCAGTCGGTGATGTTGCCGGAAGTGGTCGCGTATCAATGGCGCATGGTCGAACATCACAGGCGGTAGGCGTTAACGGGCAACTGGTCGAATACCGTTATGATGGCACGATTAAAACCGTCTCAAACTGGCCTGCAGACAGCGGGTTTACGCAGTATGAGTTAGGTTCGGTTCGCGACATTACGCGTTTACGTGGGCGTTATGCGTGGTCAAAAGACGGCACTGATTCATGGTTTATCACTGACCTTGGAGACGAATCGCATCCTGACCGTTACAGCGCACAATATCGTGCCGAGTCTCAGCCGGACGGCATCATCGGTATCGGGACATGGCGAGACTTCATCGTCTGCTTTGGTTCATCGACTATTGAATATTTCTCCCTTACTGGCGAAACCACCGTTGGTGCTGCTTTGTATGTCGCACAGCCATCACTGATGGTGCAAAAAGGCATCGCCGGGACTTACTGCAAAACGCCGTTTGCTGATTCCTATGCGTTCATCAGCAATCCGGCAACGGGTGCGCCGTCTGTATACATCATCGGCTCCGGTCAGGTGTCACCAATCGCCAGCGCGAGCATTGAGAAAATCCTCCGCTCCTACACTGCTGATGAACTGGCTGATGGTGTGATGGAATCGCTGCGATTTGATGCTCATGAGTTGCTGATTATCCACCTTCCTCGCCATGTTCTCGTGTACGACGCATCTTCAAGCGCCAATGGTCCGCAATGGTGTGTGTTGAAAACAGGCCTGTATGACGATGTGTACCGCGCTATCGACTTCATTTACGAAGGCAATCAGATAACGTGCGGCGATAAGCTGGAATCTGTTACCGGGAAACTGCAATTCGACATCAGCAGCCAGTACGACAAGCAACAGGAACACCTGCTGTTTACTCCGTTATTCAAAGCGGATAACGCCAGAGTTTTCGACCTTGAAGTTGAATCGTCAACTGGCGTTGCGCAGTACGCTGACCGCCTGTTCCTCTCTGCTACCACTGACGGCATAAATTACGGGCGTGAGCAGATGATTGAGCAGAATGAACCGTTCGTTTACGACAAACGCGTTTTGTGGAAGCGAGTTGGGCGCATCAGGAAAAATGTCGGCTTCAAATTGCGCGTTATTACGAAGTCACCAGTCACTCTGTCTGGCTGCCAGATAAGGATTGAGTAATGGCGGATTCGAATCTCAATGTGCCGGTAATCATCCAAGCTACACGGCTCGACACATCAGTCCTTCCACGCAATATCTTCTCGCAGTCGTATCTGCTTTACGTTATCGCACAGGGCACTGATGTTGGTAACGTGGCTAACAAAGCCAACGAGGCCGGACAGGGCGCTTATGATGCACAGGTCAGGAACGATGAGCAGGATGTCACCCTTGCAGACCATGAATCCAGAATTGAAGCTGCTGAAGCAACTCTCATCAATCATGAAAATAGAATTGCAGCAGCGGAAAGCACTCTTGCAGATCATGAAACAAGGATTACGGCTGCTGAAACAGAGCTGGCTGATCACGAGACGCGAATTGCTGCCAATGAATCTGAGTTAGCAAACCATGATGCGCGCATAACTCAGAATACAAACGATATCGACGCACTTGATACCAGGCTCACAGCGGCAGAGGGAAGTATTTCGACGCTACAAAGCACAGTTGGTGATCACTCAACAAGAATATCTGCGCTTGAGTATGCCACCACGCGCAAGAAATCAGAGGTTGTTTACTCAGGGGTATCGGTAACAATTCCGACAGCGCCTACCAACCTTGTTAGCCTGCTGAAAACGCTCACGCCGTCATCCGGCACGTTGGCACCATTCTTCGACACCGTTAACAACAAGATGGTTGTGTTCAACGAGAACAAAACCTTGTTCTTCAAGCTGTCGATCGTCGGGACGTGGCCCAGCGGAACCGCCAACAGGTCAATGCAGCTAACCTTTTCCGGCTCTGTTCCTGACACACTGGTAAGCAGTCGTAATGCGGCGACAACAACCGACAACATCCTGTTAGCTACGTTCTTCAGTGTGGATAAAGACGGCTTTCTTGCCACAAATGGCAGTACGTTAACCATTCAGTCAAATGGTGCGGCGTTTACTGCCACAACCATCAAAATCATTGCGGAGCAGTGATGGAAATAAAGCTCATCGATAATCCGGTGAAGCTTGCAGAATTCCTCAACAACCCGGCAAACACGGGAAATATCGTAGACAGTGGAGACAAATACTACATCAAGCCTGATGCGGTATACCTCGGCATCTACGAAGGACTGATGCTGGTCGGAGTGCATGAAGTGCGTAACTTCTGGCATAGCGTTGTTGAATGCCATGCGGTGTACGACCCCGGATTCCGTGGCGAATATGCACTGCAAGGGCATCGATTATTCTGCAAATGGCTTCTCGAAAACTCACCATTCCTTAACAGCATCACTATGGTTCCTGACACCACGAAATACGGACGGGCAATTATCCGTTTGCTTGGCGCTACCCGTGTTGGTCACCTTGATGATGCTTATACCAGCAATGGAAATCCTGTAGGCATCACGATTTATCAGTTACCGCGCTCAAAATACGAGGAGCTAACGAATGTTAATTTTCCAGATTGCCAATAAGCACCTCAGCAAAACTGTTTACTGCAAAGGTGGCAGTGATGGCGGTTCAAAAGCCCAGGCACGCGCAACTGAAAAGGGCATCGAATTGCAGCGCGAAATGTGGCAGACGAACATGCAAAACCTTGCACCGTTCACTCCACTCGCTCAGCAGTACGTATCAGAGTTGCAAAATCTTTCCTCTCTTCAGGGGCAAGGTCAGGCTCTTAACCAGTATTACAACTCTCAGCAGTATAAAGACCTTGCAGGGCAGGCGCGCTATCAGAGTCTGGCAGCAGCAGAGGCAACGGGTGGATTAGGCTCTACAGCAACAGGAAACCAGTTAGCAGCAATCGCACCTACACTCGGTCAAAACTGGCTGTCAGGTCAGATGAACAACTACAACAATCTGGCAAACATTGGCCTTGGTGCTCTTACAGGTCAGGCAAACGCCGGGCAGAACTACGCTAACAACGTCAGCCAGTTGTACCAACAGCAGGCGGCAGCATCTGCGGCGAATGCTAACCGACCATCAGGATTGCAATCAGCTTTGGGCGGTGCCATGAGCGGTGCGGCATCAGGGGCGATGATTGGCTCTGTGGTGCCTGGAATAGGTACAGCTGTTGGCGCTATTGGTGGCGGTATTATCGGTGGTCTTGGATCATTGTTTTAAGGTGGGAATATGGCTACTTGGCGACAAGGAATCAACTCAGGCGGCTTTCTAGCTGGTATCGGTGGGCAAAACTCAAATGCGCCAAAGGCAAGTGATGTAAGTGAGGCGTTGGCCTATATTCGCCAGAACAACGAAATGGAGCGTTCAGGTCGCAATAACATCGGCCTTCAGGCGTTGCAGGGACTTGGTAGTGTCGCTCAAACATATCAAGCTGCAAAGCAACAGGAAGCGGATGCTGCATTCCAAAAAGAATATGCGGCAGCCATCCAGTCCGGTGATCGACAGCAGGTTCGAGATCTGATGACCAAATATCCTGGTCAATTAGAGAAGATTCAGTCTGGTATGAAGTGGGCAGACGAAGACCAGCGCAATTCTATCGGCACCTTAGCGGCTGGCGCACGCCTTGCGTCATTGTCTCCAGAAGCAATGCAATCATGGCTGCAAAACAACGCCAAGGAACTGGCGCGCGTCGGTGTTGACCCTAACAGCGTTGCTCAGATGTATCAGCAGAACCCTTCAGGATTTGGTGAGTTTGTTGATCACCTTGGGATGGCTGCTCTCGGTCCGATTGACTACTTCAATGTTCAGGACAAGATGGCTGGTCGCCAGCAGGAGCAGCAAAGAATTAACGAAACAATCCGTAATAATGACATGACAAATGCCAGAGGGTGGGCAAGCAACAATATTGCGCAACAAAATGTCAATCTTCGTCGGATGGAATTAGAGGACAAGAAATACGACAGACTCATCGCAAATGAAACTAATGCCTTAAAACTTGCTGAATTGCAGGACAAGAGATTGCAGAATCAGCAAGCTATGGAGCAGGCAAAGCGAGATAAGGCCGATGCGTACAACTCTGGAATGGATAATCTCTCCAGAACGATAGAGACGGCTACAAAAGTTCTTAATAGCCCAGGATTCACGGGATATTTCGGAACAAACCTAAACCCACTATCGAGTAGATTCATTCCAGGAACAGAGGCTGCTGATACAGAAACTCTGGTTGACACACTGAAATCTCAGGGATTCTTATCTGGCATTCAGCAGATGAAAGGGATGGGGGCTTTAAGTAATGCCGAGGGGCAAAAGGTAATGGATGCTATTGGTAGTTTGTCCCCAAATCAGTCTGAAAAATCAGCCAGAGCAGCTATCAAAACAATCATAAAAACCACTGAGATGGCTCAGAAACGTATGCAACAGAAATACGGGAAGGACATACAACCGTCTCAACAGCAGCTTTCTGATGATGACCTGATTAATAAATATCTCGGAGGGCAGTAATGGCCTATAGTCGCGAACAGTTGATGACGGCGTTAAGGAATGCTGATGCTGCCGGCGATACTGAGGGAGCACGTCGCATTGCTCAGATGCTGTCTTCTGGTGATCAATCCACTCAAAACCAATCGCAGCCAGAAGAACAATCTCTGGTAGGAAAAGCCACTGACTGGCTCACTGGTGGTCAAAGCGCAGGGCAAATTGCAGAACAGGCTGGCCGTGGTCTGGTAAACATACCATTTGACGTATTGCAGGGTGGCGCAAGTCTGATTAATGCAATCAGCCAGGGACTTGGTGGCCCCAAGGTTTTGGATGATGTCTATCGTCCAGTCGATCGACCGACAGACCCTTACGCGCAAGCCGGTGAAACAATTGGTGGGTATCTCCTGCCAATTGGCACAGCGGCAAAAGCTGCTGGAGCGCCAGCAAAGCTCGCAGGAGACATCGGTTCCGCAGGAAACATGATTGCCGGTTCTCTTGCTGATGCTGCAAATCAGGAGGGTGATTTTGCACAAAATGCTGCCATTAACGGTGGTATCAATATTGGTGCTCAAGGCGTTCTTTCAGGTGTCGGGCGCGTTATTGCGCCAAGGGTTTCACAGGCTCTTGGTGGTGCAGCACTGAATTCTGCTAATGATGTTTCCATGATGGCAAAGTCAGGTGCTGGGCGTCAGTCAATTGCCAGTCAGGCCGCTAATGTGTCCGAAGATGTAGCAAAAGCGGCTGAGTCTGCTGGAATTGATATAAACGCATTAACACCGGGAATGCGATCTGGAAGTCGTGGAATTGCACAAGCCGAAGGCGCATTGGCATCAACACCAGGGATTGTTCAGGATGCCCATCAGGCAGCATTTAACGAAATATCATCAAAGTTAAGTCGAAACCTTGATGAATTTGGGGCCGCATCTGGAACTGCATCAGAAAAAAGTGCGGCTATAAAACAAAGGATTCTTCAAAATCTTGATCAGATGAAGGATGCCGAGCGCGCGGCATGGGATGACGTGCGGTCAACAATGCCAAATCAAAAAGCAAGAATGCTAAATGGTAATGCCGTTATTCAGGCAGAGCGATCTGCTGGCATACCGCTTACTCCTGAAATGAAACAGTTTGTTCAGGCAAACAATCAAGGTGGAGTAACATTTGATGGCATGAAAGCATGGAGAGCGAAATTTGCTGATGCGGAGCAAAAATATAAGCGTAGCGGAGAGGCAAATGCGGCAAGGAGAGCAGGGGAAATACGCCGGGCAATTACTGATGATATGCGCACAATGGCGGAAAACGGCGGATTTCTTGATGACTGGCAAAAAGCTAATGATCTGTCTAAAGCGAGGTTATCAGCACAAGAGAGTGCAGAGTCTGTTTTCGGGCGTGATTTGGCAACAGATGCACTGATTACGAATGGAGTAAAATCTCTTCAATCATCGTCAGCTAAAGGTCTTAATGGTCCTGCTGGATTCCATTCTATGATCCGCGCGCTGCCAGAATCAGAGCGTGTTCCTGCTATATCATCAATGTTGCAAGATGCTATCTCGCATGGTGTACGTGGTGGCAAAGCTGATGCAGCAGGAATTAACCATATCGCAGGGATACTTACCCCACAAAATGTAAAAGCCATTAGCAGATATTCCTCAGAACTCGGAAGAATTGCTGATGCATATGGCACTCTTGCAAGAGCAGCAGTGAAACCTCAGCAGTATATTGAAAGAACAGGGAGAACTGCCAATGTACTACGCGATCTGGATGCCGGTTTATCCAACGTCACATCAACAGTGTTAAATGCAATTGCCAACTCAACATCAGGTGCCATTGTTGGTGGAGCAGGAGGGGGCATTGCAGGCGCTGTCGCAGGTGCTTTAGTTGGCGCCGGGTTAAAAGGTGCTGTATCTAAAATTGCCACCACGCGTAGCGGTCGATATGCGATAGAGAAAGCAGTTCAAGAAGCCACGAAAGCAGTAAGAGCTGGCGGAAGTAAAGAAGCATTAGCGGCGGCGGAACGCAGATTTATGGCAAATAAAGCCGCCGTAAAAGCAATACGCGATGCTATTGGTAGCGATGAATTCAATCGCTTGTCGAGAGCTGGTATTGTCGCCTCGTTAAGCGGTATGAATGAATATGAATAGCTTTATCTAATGTTGCTGCTACTGTTGCATGTGACGGTGTTTCCAAATCCTGAATTGCAGTTTGTATATGTGTCAACGCGTGTTGGGTAAGGTTGAGTTATAACAGGCTGGCGCGCTTTTTGCTCGATCGCTTGCATTGTGTTTACAGCCTGATAATTCAATAAAGCCTGCTGGAATGCTTGGCTTTGCGCTATTTGTTGGGCTTGTTCTTGGCTTTGTAATTGAACATAAAGATTCTGAAGCTCAAGTCTTGCCTGTGCGTCACTTATCTTGCCTTCATCGACACCTTGCCCGAGCATCTTCGCAGCAAGGACATACAGCTTAGGTGTTGGTGCTGATGCCATGCGTGAGTCGTTCTTCACGCTGGCATCAAGGCAATTAGCCATATCACTAAGCTTTGGATAGCGTTGTTCGCAACTTGCTTGGTAGTCACTTACTTTTGCGCATCCAGCCAGCAGAAGCGGGATAATTAATAGTGATTTTTTCATAAAGTTATTTATAAAATCCTTTCTATTATTTATCAGAAGTTAGATTGTAATAATTGGTATAAGCTGAAATTGACTTCTGGCATGCTTCAAGAAACTCCTGTGGATTCATTCCAAGTCTTGCTTGCTCTGTGGTCAGAAAACGCTGTAAGAACTCATCTCCGCCAGGCATTTTTGTTGATTCTTGAAATGTTGCCATTTGTTTGATTGTGCCGCACATGCCAGCAAATTTCGAAGTTATCATGAGTTCTTGCAGGCCTTTAAGATCGCCATTATCTGATTTTTGTTTGGCGCAAACTATTGTAGAGAAGAACAATATTAACAAAATAGCGATGCGTTTCATTCTTCACCGTTGCCATGCATACATTTTAACTTCTCAACCTCATGCTCAAGCTCTATCAACCGCGATGCTATAGTTGCAATATCTAGTGCTTGAATATGTTTATTTTTTTCAGTCCATGCCTCAAGTGCTGCTACCATCTCAGCATTTAATGAACGAGAATTAGCCTCAGCCAGCTCAATAAGACGTTCCTTTATCTCTACAGGAAGCCTCAGATTCACTTGAGGGTTTTTGTACTTACGATCAGACATCGGCGCATCCTGAATAATTATTTACCACAGGATATGTAGGTATCTATTGACTATCAATGCGTACCTAAATACTATGTATGCGTACCACATACAAAGGAGCAAAAATGAAAGTTAAGACATTAAGGATGCCAGAATGGCTGGAAAAGGCTTTGGAGCAGTCCGCGAAAAAGGATGATCGGTCGTTCAGTAATGAGGTATTGAGGAGACTAAAGGAGTCAGTAGCTAAGGATGGAATTGTTTGTCCAGAATGAGTAAAGCCCAAGCTATTGCGAGTAGCTCGGGCTTAAATCGCCAGTAAATTTTGAGGAAAAACTGACATGAAAAGTATAGCAACAGCAGTATCTACTATCAACGTGCCATTCCACGGCGCAGAGCTTTATGTCGTCAATCACAACGGTGAGCCGTACACCCCAATGAAACCTATCGTTGAGGGAATGGGGCTAGACTGGAAATCTCAACATAAGAAGATTTCTCAACGCTTCTCGAAGGGTATGGTGGAAATCACCATACCTTCTGCCGGTGGGGTGCAAGCCATGATTTGTATGGCTTTACGAAAATTGGCAGCTTGGTTGAACAGCATCAGTCCTAACAAAGTCCGCCCTGAAATCCGCGACAAGGTAATCCAGTATCAGGAAGAGTGTGACGATGTGCTCTACGAATACTGGACTAAAGGCTATGTGGTTAACCCGCGCAAAGCTAAAAAGGCGTTGCCTGGTAAAATCACCACTGAACAGCAGGAAGCTATTAAACAGCTCGTCATGAGTCGCGGTCAGTCTCTGCCAAAAGAAAAACAGGCGAAGGCGATGATCACCATGTGGTCGTCACTGAAATCCCATTTTGGATGTTCGTACAAAGAAATTAGTGAGGAGCAGTTTACCGAAGCACTGTCACTTGCAGCTCGAGTTCCACTTGAAGGTGAGTTCATCGGCAAACAAGAGAAGAAAACCAACGAGCTTTCTGCAAAAGAAGCAAACAGCCTTGTATGGTTATGGGATTATGCCAACCGCTCACAGGCATTATTCCGCGAACTGTATCCGGCATTAAAACAAATTCAATCGAACTATTCCGGCAGATGCTACGACTACGGTCATGAGTTCTCGTATGTTATCGGAATGGCGAGGGACGTTTTAATCAATCACACACGAGATGTTGATATTAATGAGCCAGACGGACCAACGAATCTTTCCGCATGGATGAGACTTAAGAATAAAGAATTACCTCCTTCAGTACATAACTACTGACAGATAACCAACGCAACGACCCAGCTTCGGCTGGGTTTTTTTATGCCCAAAATTCACCGTGGCCACGCTGCGGCGATTCATTGTATCTGGAGCAAATTAAATGACAGACATTACAGCCAATGTGATCGTATCGATGCCTTCGCAACTCTTCACTATGGCTCGTTCTTTTAAAGCCGTAGCCAATGGCAAAATTTATATCGGTAAAATTGACACTGACCCTGTAAATCCTGAAAACCAGATTCAGGTTTATGTGGAGAACGAAGACGGTTCTCACGTTCCTGTTTCGCAACCAATCATCATTAACGCTGCTGGTTACCCGGTATATAACGGACAAATTGCCAAATTCGTTACTGTACAGGGACATTCTATGGCTGTTTATGATGCATACGGAGCGCAGCAGTTCTATTTTCCGAATGTGCTGAAGTATGACCCGGATCAGTTCTCTAAAACTCTTGCGTCAAGCAGTGGCGCGTCAATGGTTGGAACAAACGAAGGAGGTAATGTACAAGAGTATCTTGATTCTTTGGAAGAAAATATTTCAGTTTTGAAAATGGCTAATTTAATACCTCTTCCTATACGATATAGCAATGAACATTCCTACAACATGGATCTTGGCGTTAACCCACAAGCCTTAGCTGAAGACAAAAACTACTGGTATATCACAGAAGATGTAACAACTACACCAGGTGATTACCTTTGCCGTATAAGCAGAATAAATAAATCGGATGGAAGCAAGAAAACAGCTACAGGGACTGTTAAGTGTCATGGCCAAGGAATTGGTGTTCTTTTTGATGGAAGGGTCTTTGTTGGTGGTTCATCAAATAGCAAGATATCTATTGTTGATTTTGTTAATGACACAATTAATGAACAAGATTGCGTAGGTTTATATAAAGATTTTCCATTTTGCTTTGCGGCAGATGAAAATATCATATACCAACTGCAAGATAATGATTCAACTAGCGCAAACATTACCAGGCTGGCAGTTCTTGATTTTCATGATGGTTTTAAATCTGATTTCTCAATAGATAGGCAAATAGTAAAGGCTGGATACCCACAAGGGATAGCTACAGATGGGAGATATATTTTTATATCTTGCGGAGATTCTTGGTCTGCATCAACAGGAGGGCAATGGAATGACTATTGGACATTATTCAGGACAACTATTGGTGGAGTTGTAATCGATAGAGCAGCATTCCGCAGAAGTTCCATGGGGGCATTAATAGGAGTTACAGCAACTCAGCATGAGCCGCAGGGAATAAGCTATTTTGATGGTAAGATAAGCCTCATGCAATATATAGGAGACTCATCAGCTACAAAATGTGTAATATTCAAGCAAGATGCAAGTGGAATATGGTTAAGGTCTATACCTAAAAACAGATATGTAACATACAATGGGTTAGATGAAATAGGTATAAACATTTCATCTTTAACTAAAGGTAAAAGTATTTCAACCATAGTTAAAAATATGGTTGATGGTAGCACAATAAACTTTTCAATATCTGGCGAGACAGCGATCACAGAAGATACTGGTATTGGTGGTTTTGGTACATGCTCTATAACCAAGATAAACAACTTCAGAGCGTATGCATTAACAGTAGAGTCAAGTTCAGCGCTCTCTCCAGAAATATCTCCAATGGTTTCCTTTGTTGGAGTGTACAATGATGTTCAGTCAGGTGCCAAGATGGTTTCTGGAAGCAGAAAATCACTTTTGTCTGTATATGCATCTAACGATATTTTGACTAAAAAAACAATTAATGTACCTTATATTTTGACATGCTGTAATTTAATATTACACTGCACTAATGACTCATCAGCAAACCCATTAAGTGTAAATAAGTTCTTTAGGGAAGAGATAGATGAATATATTAAATCTAATATTGCATTAATTATTGAGTCACCTGATAGTAATATCATGGCAAGTGTTAAATTCACATCAACAGGGATAGTTGTGAATTCAGTTACAGGTGCATTTATATTAAAGAATATATACGTGTCATAGTTTGCAAGAAGTCATGTATGAATAATACACTTGTACTGTGTCGCAAAGCTTTGTGCTGCCCGATAGTTGTTAAGGTGGATCACTCCACCTTTTCATCAAGCCAGTCCGCCCACCACTGCATCATTTCTCTGCGCTTATCGAGATACTGTGCATGGTTGTAAATCCCACGCACAGATCCGCCGTTGGCATGTGCCAGTTGCACTTCAATGGCGTCGGCAGGCCATTCGTGCTCGTTCATAATCGTGCTGAATTCATGCCTGAATCCGTGACCGCTTTCCAGCCCCTCATAGCCGATTTGTTTGATCACAAGTAGCACCGCGTTCTCGCAGATTGGCTTCTTCTTATCGTTGCGCCCGGCAAAAACAAACTCTGATACTGGTTTGGTGATTGAGCTTAGCGTAGTGAGAAGTTCAACTACCTGGTCTGACATAGGAACCACATGAATTTTGCGTCCCTTCATCACATTGGCGTCGATGGTGATAATACTGTTTTCAAAATCGACGTTCTTCCATTGCATGGAACGAAGCTCTTTCGTTCTTAGGGCTGTGTAGCGTAAAACTTTGGTCGCAATGAGCGATACGATGCTTCCTGAAAATGTTGCCAGTGCTTTGTTGAATGCCGGGATCTGGTCTGCAGGAAGAAACGGGAAGTTCTTCTTGCGGTATCCCTTCATGGCGTCAGCAAGGTCAGGTGCAGGGTTATATTTAGCCCTGCCGGTGACAATAGCGTAACGGAAAACCTCGCCGCATCTTCTGCGGGCTTTATTGGCTCGCTCCATTGCACCGCGATCTTCAAATCTGCGGATTACTTCAAGAAGTTGCATCGGCTCAATATCCTGAATTTCAAGGCCGCCGATGATAGGTAAAATGTCGTCATCAAACATTTTTGCAAGTTCAGTCGCATACCCTACTGACCATACTTGCTTCTTGTGCTCGTACCATTCTTTGTAAATCGCACTAAAGGAATTGTTGTTAGACGAAGCCTTTTTCGCCTTTACCGGATCGATGCCAACCGAGATGTCTTTCTTCGCGGTCCATGCTTTATCTCTTGCCTCCTGCAAAGTCATTAGCGGATATTTTCCTACGGTCAGTATTTTTTCCTTACCGTCAATCTTGTAGCGAAGCTGCCATACCTTTTTCCCTGATACAGGGACATAAAGATACAGGCCATTACCATCGAGAAGGCGGTATGGTTTTTCTTTCGGCTTTGCTGCTTCAATCTGCTTAACGGTGAGCATGGGTAAAAATCCGGTGGGTAAAATTATTTTATCCACTTTTTACCCGTCATGGTGTGCGGCTGTCAACGATCTGACGCGAACCATGACGAACCGTGAATATACGGAAGGCTTGATATTCAGGGGATTTTGCGGACTGGTGCGGATGGGAGCGAACTGATAAATGGTGTCCCCTGCAGGAATCGAACCTGCAATTAGCCCTTAGGAGGGGCTCGTTATATCCATTTAACTAAGAGGACAATGCGGCATGAGTATACCCGCTAATGGAGTGCGGGGTAAGTACGCTGCCGCTCGATTGCTTAAACCCTCGCCATTTATGCTGGGTTTTTATCATTTTTCTTAATGTTTTCCGCACGTTCTGCTTTTTGGCGTGCTTCTGCTTTACGCTTGTTGCTCATGTCGTTACGAATCTGTGCATGACTCATTAACGCGAAGATAAAGGTGCCGCCGCAGATGTTCCCCGCTAAAGTAGGTAGTGCGAAGGGCCAGATGAAATCGCTCCAGTGCAGCGTGCCGTTAAACACCAGATAGAGGATTTCAACAGAACCGACAACGATGTGGGTGGTGTCACCCAGTGCAATAAGCCAGGTCATCAATATAATCACCACAATCTTTGCCGCACCCGCAGCAGGAAACATCCAAACCATAGTGGCGATCAGCCAGCCGGAAATGATCGCGTTGGCAAACATCTCGCTGGGGGTGTTCTTCATCACATCCATGCCGATTTTGACAAATGCATCGCGAGTTTCTTCATTGAAGATAGGCATATATTCAAATGCCCATGCAGCAATACCTGTCCCGAGAATATTACCCAGCAGCACGACGCCCCATAATCGCATAAGTAAGCCGACGTTGCTCATTGTCGGTTTTTGCATGACGGGTAGTACCGCAGTCACGGTGTTTTCGGTAAATAATTGCTGGCGGGCCATAATGACGATAATAAAACCAAAGGTATAACCGAGATTCTCCAGTAAGAAGCTGCCTGGCACTCCTTCCAGTTCGACATGAAATATCCCTTTTGCCAGTAGCGAAGCGCCCATCGACAGACCCGCCGCAATGGCTGACCACAGTAGCGCCATTGCGTCGCGTTCCAGCTCTTTTTCACCATCCTGGCGGATATGCTCATGAATTGCCATCGCCCGGGAGGGGAGTCGATCTTCATCTATTTCTATTTTTTTGCCGCGCTCTTTTTCTTCGCTCTCAACTTCAATTTCGTCGCTGTGTTGATCAATTTTGTCGTTGTCCAT